ACTTTGTCTTCTCCATCTTTGTTTGACCACGAAGACATGGCCTCATCCATTTTCTTGGAAAGGTTTTCCCCAAGGCTAACAAAGCCTTCGGGCAGTGAAATTTCTGATTTTTCGTATGGCATAATGTTAGCTTTCTATTGATCAATTTCCCACGTTGCCTTGAAAACTGTAATTCCAGCATTTCCGTTGTTCGTAGAAGGTTGGAAAAAGCCCATTTCCCAAGTGCTGTGTCCAATTGGGCCGTTTCCAACAGGAGCGCCAGAAATGCCTGCCGCCGTCACATTTGTCGGCTGATTGTAGTTGATCGAATGCCAAAGCTGCGCCGTCCCATTGGTTCCAGTGTGCCGAATTGAAATGTTCTGCCGCTGAAAAACATCTCCAACTTCATGCCAAGCGCCATTGGTGCTGTTAGTCCCGTTATGCGCTATGAGCCTAATTCTATTTGTAAGCCCTACAGTAGTTTCAATTTCAAACCCTATGGCTTTGTTAGTTGGATAACTTGCAATATTTGACATCGCTGTCTGTGTGTTGCCTCCAATTACAGACCGAAAAACGCTTCCATTAGATCGAACAATTCCATCCCATGTAATTTTGAATATTTTAGGAGTATCCCATCTAGTTCCAACGCCTCCAGTTCCCATATTATCTACATTGCGATAAACCCTTGCGAGCGCTTCAGAATTCGTTGAACTTCCAGTTACTCCAAATTCTAGAGCAGAGTTATCATCATTCACTACAGTAGATACTCCCTGAACATAGGATTCAAGTCCTCCATAGTTAACTGGATATACAAAACTTGCCGCCGTGTCTGCTGTTCCAGTTGCAAGGTTGTTGGCAGTAATGAAATTCGTTGGCCGCTGAACAACGCCATTAGAATTTGCCATTACTCCGACAAGCCCTTGAGACATTGCCGTTGCCGCGCTAACAAACAGCGCCATCAGTACATTTTTAAGGATCATATGCTGCTAGTGGTTTCCATGATCCGCTGGCGCGAACATAGACGGTTGTTGAGTGATCGCCATCAGACCTAATATAGATAGATCCTGTTGGCGCTGTTGCGCTAGGAACGCCAGTTCCATTAATGATTTGACCCGCTCCCAATTGAATATTTCCGCGAGTCAATGCTAAAGCAATATCTTTGGTAAGCGTCAGTTCGGAAAAACTACTTATCGGCCCGTAAAATTCGTGATTGAACATCTCGCCAAATGTTCCGGGCGTAGTGATGGTAATTCCAGAAATCGTGAATGTATTCTGCGTTGCGTTAGAAACCGTTCTCACGCCATTAATTGAAGGCGTGCTATTAGAGTCGCTAACGTAAATCTCGCATCCATTGTACAGACCGTGATTGTTAGAAGTAACAAGAGCATTCCCGCCACTGGCAGAAATAGAAGATATCTTCAAGGACGGTTTGGCGTCACATAGCGGAATTGCTCCTCTGTCGCTATATGAATAAATTTCGGAAATCATAAACCGCCCAAGCCAATCTTTCCAGTGATTAAAATTCTGGACATAAAGGTCAAGATACGGCCTGCTTGTAGCCCTCATAAATCGTATTTTGCTAATAGGCACAGTATTGTCAGCGGCTCCATATGGCGCGAGTGGATTATATCTGACATTAATGCTGTTATTGTCTTGTGGAGAACAGCTAATATCAAACTCCAGACCCATTACCTTCACAACGCCACTACAAGTTTGATTAATAATCGGAGCGTTTTCAAAACCATAGATAAACCGATACCATCCATTCGTTGTCGGAAGGAAATTGGCTGTATGTGACCTAATTCTAAGATCCGACCTGTTGGTGTATCCGTTCCTGTATGTATTTCCCTTGTTAGGCCCATCAACAATAAGGCAGCTTCCATTCTGACCGGCCATTAGGTAATCAAAATTATTGACCCAATTGTCTTTGACAGTCATGTGCTGCCATCCAACAGTTGGCGAATCAGGGTTGAAAAAAACTATAGCGGCTTTTGTTCCGTGACCATCAATGATAGCAGAAGTGCCTGCCTGTGTAATTTGGCGATATGGATATTTGAATGTGTTCGGCGTTACATCCCTTGCAAAGAAGTCTCCATAAACTTCTCCAACGGTGTTAGATCCGCTAATCCAGAGCGACTGCCCTTCTGTATATCCGTGATTGGCGAGCGTGATCAATACAGCATCGCCACCTCCCCAAGTTGTTGGAGTAAGCGAGGTAGCAAACTTTCTTCTGCTTAAATTTCTGGCAACACAGTCAAATTTGTTATTAGTGATCGTCGCATAATCAACGCCAGCAAAGACACAGGCTCCTACAAGAAGCTGATCTTGATACTGGAAGGTATTGCCATCAACAATAGATCCCTGCTGGCGCAGCATAATTGGAAGAGTTCCCCCATTATATTGAGGCGTCAAATATTGCTGTTTCGGCGTGAAGTAGCTGGAAAACACATTGTTTGATATAATGGTGCTTCCCTTAACGCCTAAACTTCCCTCGTCGTTGCAATCCATGAGCCAGCTTGAATTGTAAACGATGTTATTAGTAAATACCCCACGCGCTCGTTTATTTCTGAATGTGGGGGAATCCGTTGCACATGGGCAATCAGGATTAACGCCCGGCTCCCTGACAACCAATTGACTGTTAAACGTACAGCCATCAACAATGGTTGTATTCTCTCTAATATTATTAAACAGCGTGAAGTACCCTCCTTGTGTAATCACTGTTCCCGGGGCCAACGGTTGATATACGTACTCATAACTTTGACCAACCCAATACTGCGCTTCATCTAAGCGAGTGACGGTCAATGTTGTGCCGTTTGTAGCAACCTGTGCCGCTGTCAAATTTTGCGTAGATTGATACACGCCGCAAAACTCTGACGCAGGCCACGTATTACGGAAAACTACAAAAATATCGCCAATCCGAAGATCTGTCAGATTCGGAGGGCCAAAATTCCAGCCATTAAGCGTGATGGTTACATTAGATCCGATGGCGGGTTGCGTATATGCAGCAGTAAATCCTGCAACAGCACCTTCTCCTGTGATTTCAGAGATCAAAACTTCGATTGCATAGTTTCTAAATGTGCAACCACTAAACGTCTGATTGATGGCGCAAACATAATTGAAGCCATCTTTCGGGCCATTAACATCATTCGGGATAATGCCGTCTCTAGATCCCTCACCATAACAGTTAATCCATTTTGCATTTCTAACCCATTGGCTCAAATTAACAGTTTGTCCTGACGCCTCTGGATATGAAGAAAGAGCAGGGTCGGTTGAGCCATACAAAATGCAAGATGCGTATGGATATAAAAATTCGCAGTTTGACCATTCAACATTTTCTATTTTCCCGTACGTATCGCGCTGCCAGCCGGGGCCGGGGAAAATGTTTCTGATATATCCGAAATATTGACAGTTAACGAATTGGCAATTTCTGAAAGCCACCATTTCAATTGGATCCGTGCTAACGGGATACATAGTGAATCCCCAAGCGGTATACCAGTTGGAGCGCCGTTGATCGTCCCACTCTATTCGGAGATCTTCAAATACAATTCTTCTGGCTCTAGTATTTACTGCGAACATTGGCCCACAATTCGGATCAGTGGTATTGGTTCCCCAAATGCGCGCCCCATTTCCTCTTATTGTAAGGCACGTATTGACGGTTCCATTTCTAATTTCAATACAGTTTGCCCCCTGAGCAGAGCCGGGGTACTTTGCCGTAGACGCTTTGAATTGATCTACCCAATACGATTTGGGTTCAAATTCAACAACGGAAATGCCTTTTGTTACTGCGTAGTCCACAGCGGCCTGAATAGCTGCGCTGTCTTCGTATCCCCAATAAACGCGCTTGTTAGTGACATTTGCCTGAGCGTTTACGTTAAGGCGAACCTGTGTTGTTGAAACAACCTGAGTAATCGTTCCGCGCAAATTTTGCCTTTCAGGAATGTATGCATTTGCATTTCCTGCTCCACGGACTTCCATAATAAGTCCAACGTCTCCTGCCACAAAATTTGCTCCAGTTACGGTTACCAAATTACTGCCAGAGGACATTGCCGCTGTGTCTGCCTGCTTGAAACTTCCTTTTGCTCCGAAATCTTCGACCTTGACGCTATCGGCAAAACGATCTTCCAAATAGCGCGGAGTAGTAGTTCCCTGAGTTGTGATTGGGCCAATCGACAAAGATGGCAAACTTTGCCAGACCGCAGGCGCTCCATTTGGAGGGGCTGTTAAAACTTGCTGAATAGGGCCACCGGGCAGCGCGGGAAGTTCTTTTGGAATGATTCCCCACGTTGGGGCTGCATTAAGTCCTGCAGAAGTAAGATATTTCGTACCCGGCAACGGATCTGACGGAAGCTGTGTGAAGGCTTGCCACAAAACAGACCCGTTGAGTGACGTAAGTTGATATAGGCCAGAAGGAGGAATTGCAGGAACAGTCAATTTCGTTGCCAATTGGGCAAGCAAATATGCGAGCCAAGCGCCAACGGTTTGCGTTTGGCTGCTTCCTGTCGGTGTCGCATCGCTTTGAGTGACATCCTGAATAACTCCGGGGGGCTGATATCCAAGATTTACAATACTAATAATCGCTCCATTCGCTGGAGGAGTGACAAATACTATGTTGACAGGAGTCGTATTAGAAATTGTGTACTGCGAAATCGGGCGCTGAACTAAGCCATTGACTTGAACTAGATAACTTGACGCCAACGTGTTTACGCTAGGAGAAAGCGCAAAAGTATTTAGAGCGCCAGTTCCAGTATAAGACCAATACTGAAACGGAGAATATTGACCTACAGTATTCTGGAAAATCCGCATGAGATAACACAGGAGTCCTTCTCCTTCTTCTCGCGGAATAGTGGGAACCTCTGCAGGGCTTTGAGTAGGATCACATGGAATATCCCAAACAACGCGACCACCAGAAACTGTTTTTGTAATTTCTCCGTAGAGCGAATCAACCAAGTTATCAATCAGGGAAGGAACACTTTCATGCTGAACCGTTGGATAAGGCGTGTCGGGGCAGCAGGAGTTTTTGTAAATGTTATTGTCGTTGCATGACATATGTTTGATCCTCGTTAGGCGTTTTCTACAAGCAAGTATGGAATGGTTTTCTGTCCATAGCGATCCATTTCTCCGTAGACCAGATTAATAAATGCGGCCCATTGGGAGGGGTAAATCGTTTGGCACCCGGCGGATGACGTAGACGTATAAGATCCTTTATGGATGTTAATCGCGACTCCAACGCCATCGTAATAGCTATCGGTTTTGGCGTTGTATCGACTCACTGGCAAAGTTTCGCCCTGCGTAGCAGGGCGCAGGGCAGGATATCCAGACCCTCTGGATATTCCATGCCTGCCCTTTTTATAACGGTGAACTCCCGCTTTCAGCGTAGCAACGGCGGGTTTCAACCGTGATGGGTCGGTATTGGCATTGAATGATGCATACGCCTGTGGCGACAAGATGAAAATCCCGTCATCATATATGCCAATATCGTTGCGATTTCTCTTCCCCATCGAATTTTTGTAATAGCCCCTGATCCCCACCAAAGCTACCTGATCGGTAATGCCAGCCTTCTTCAGAAGCCTTTCGGTTTCCTTGCGGCTTTGCAGCGGCTTTGATGGGGGAACTATCTTCATTTGTTGCCCTTGCGGACTACGTTGATCAGGCCGACGAGCGACAGGCCAACGGCAATAATTTGACCCTGCAATTCAGGCTCAAGACGGACTCCAGCGGCTGTTGCAAGCATGATGAGTCCTCTCCAAGTTGAATTTTCGGTCAATCGTTCCAGAACGGTTTGAATGAGTTTATTCATTTTGATGATGTAGGTTTAGGTTGTTGTTTGCTCCAGAGATAATCTATCGCTCCAGAGACATTCGGTATGAAGACGAGCTTCATTTCAAGTCTTCCAAGTTTACCAGAGTTTTCTCCTGCAGGGGGAATCGGGATACTTACGCAAGAAGACAGTAACATCGCTGTAATAATTGCCAGAATGACAAGAAGAAGCATTGTCGCTGCCGTTTTTGGTTTCATCCTCCAGTTAAGCGCCTTTCTACTCGCTCCATTAGGGCTGTGTTCAAACTGATGGTCTTATGCGCCGTTCCGATTACTTCCAGCATATCTTTGTTAGCAATTTTAAGATGATTGATAAACTCAATGGATTGATCGTCCATCCGTTTCTGCAAGATATCGATGCGGCCAGTGAAATATTTGAAGAGCCAAAATGCTGAGAAAAGCCCAATCACAATTAGTGCGACAAAAAGCCATCGGTCACTTTGAGATGCCGCAACTGTTGCTGTTTCAATTACTGTTTGAGGATTCATTGGTACTACGAGTTAAGAATTGTGAGAGCTTCTTGAACAATTTCTTCAAACGGATACGGAGCATTTGCCCAAAATAGTTTATCTTGAGGGTTCATTGCGTATTCCATAAGGATTCCATCGATCCACGTTCTGGCAGCATTGAGCTTTGGTGAAGTTTTTCCAGCAGCTTGCAGCTTCTTCTCTAGATCAGAAAGGGTTAAAAGCCTTAATGAGGTAAATCCTTGATATCTGAGCCATTCTTCAGCGCCCATTCCATAATACTCATCTTCTTGGCCTGTTGGCTGGCCCTGAGCATTATAGAATATCTTTAGATACCCTGTCTTTTGATCTCCTGAAGGGTCTGTGTAGGTATAGGTTTGGATTTGGTATGTATCACTCATGTGCGTACCCAAAATAGATTTGCGTAATGCCTGACAGCAGTAGGAGCCGTTGTGTGACTTGGCACAATCACGTAAAACGCATATTCGTCAGTAGTGTTTACAGCGATGCTCAATCCAGAATTTTGATAAGAAGACTGTGCAGAAGCATAATTTAGACCAGTAAATCCAAAGCTACTGAATACTGCAGTGGTTTTATTATATATTCCAATTGTTGCAGTGGTTGCATGGCCTGCTCCGACAGTGCCTCCTACTGAAATCGTTGCATTGGCCGCAACAATAGTGCCTGCATAAGGGAATCGGAATCCACGCTCAGTAGGTGAAATAGCGGCAACGGCATCGTGCGGATATCCGAAATAGTATGTTTGCCCTCCAAGCGCTGGACTCAATCCAGTAGCATGATGTCCTCCAATAGTTGCCGGGGCATTTACGTTGCTTGCCGTAGGCGTGACGTTTCTCCAAAGAGATCCATCATATCGCAAAATCTGACCCGAAACAGCGCCAGAGATCAAAACGTCATGTAGCTCATCTAGTTCATACCCATTTTGAACTTTGACGTAAGCAATGCCGTTTCCTGCGTTAGCTCGCTCTACAACTCCAAGAAATACGCTATGAGCAGGGGCAACAGGTTTTGTACGTTGATAGCCGCCATTTGTTCCTAAATAAATTGGATCGCCGTCTACAAATGGTGAGCCAAGATTGAGTTGATCCATCGATCCGTATAGGGTGATGGTTCCTTGAGCATTCGGAGCCAAACTTGCATCCCGAATAAATCCGATTGTAGTGGCAGATGTCGCATCAGAAGTGTTACTTGCTCGTTTTACCGATAGCTTGTTTCCGACAGAGCCAAACGCATACACAACAGTTCCTCGCGTTAGCGTCACCGAATCGGCGTTGACAACGGTTGCAATTAGATGGTCAGCGTCTCCAGTTCCACCAGTAACAGCAGCTTGAACAAAAGCTGTAGTGGCAAGTTGATTTGTGCTGGTTCCGGGTGCTGCTGTAGGGGCGAGCGGAACTCCCGTCAAAGACACATTGGTCTTGACCGTTGGATTCGGATAAGTTCCAGCTAAATCTCCTCCTGCCGTTCCAGACGGCGCTGTGCCATTTGTGGCGATGTAATTAAGCGCATATAGCACTAAATGCCTAAAATCAGAGGTGCTTAGAATGGGCGGTTGTAGATTCAAATCGCCGGGGCCACCAATCGCGTTTAACAATTCCAATACCAACTGCTGGTACTGAGACGTGCTCAAATTAGGAGGTATCGGAGAATACGGCATGACTCTAATAGATTCTGAATTTCACCTGATAGGGCGGGGGAGCGATTGCTCGCCCCCCGCCGTGATCAAGTGACTTCCAAATTAGAGGCCAGTGGTGCTGGTCGAGCAGGGAAGCGGCAGACCGTCAAACGGGCAGCGCTTGTACACGATAGCACAGACGTTCTGCGGACGAATCGGCTGAATCGCACGGCTGATTTGGTAGATGTGCTGACCAAAATCGCCATACAGGTTACAGTCGTTGTCGCGGAAGTACGTCCACTCCAGTTCACCCATCGCAAGCTGCGGGGCAAACTTGAAGGTTCCTTCACCAGTGTAGCTCTCAGGAACCAGACGCTTGAACGCCTCACCAGCAATGACGAACATGACTTCGTACGGAGCGTTCACCCAAGCCGGGTTACGGCGCTGAGCGAATCCGTTGGTCACGGCGCTGCTGATGATCGGGTTAACAAGCACAAGGTTGCCGCTGCCATCGAATCCAGTGGCGCGGAGAGGCTGTTGGTCGATACCAAAAGCGAATCCACGGTAGCCCATGAATTGATAGCCAGAGATGCTCTCTTCGCCCAAGCGGAAGGAGCCAGCAGACAGGTAATTCAGATCTTCCTTAACGTCCGCATCGTTGCGGAAGTTTTCGATCTGGTCTGCGGACGCCATAACTTGGAAGAACTCGCCATCGCGGGTAGCGAAAGGCTCAGCGAGCATTTCCTCACGCATGAACGTGCCGATCTTGTAGAGCGACTTGAAGTTCATCGGGCCGTCAGGGAGCGTAGGCGCAAACAGGGTATTAATCTGCTGCATATCGCCCGTCAGGTTTTGCGAGAAGGTCTTCGTGCTGTTAACGGTGAACTTAATGCCGCTCTGCTTCAGGTACTGGAAGCGGATGTCAGCATTGATGATCTGAAGGATCGATTTCTCAAGAGAAACCTGAGCCTGCAAATAACTACCCTTAAAGGCAGTGCGAGCTTGCTTCACGCAGACGCGAGGGCCAGCACCACGGAGGGTCTGAAGCTGGAATTGGTATTCCGTGCTTCCGACCTGATCAGGGGTTGCACCAACGCCGCAAAGCGTAGTGTCGTTAACGAATTCGGGCTGAGCCAAAGAGGCTGCAGGAACCGCCATTTCTTCGACAACGGAACGGACAACGTCAGAGACGTTAGGAAGCGTTCCACCATCGATGGAGTTAATATAGGGCGATTTGCGCGCAAGAACGCGACCAATCTGCCCAATGATACGATTGACATCTTTGGAGGCGAAATTTTGGATCGTCGCCAAAGGAATACAGTCATTAGCCATAGTTTTAGGATTTTATTAGGTTTTAAGGTTTTTGCCCCTAATCCCGTCCCAAAACTTTTCGGGGCGACATTAGAAGCGGTTAAATTCCCACGGGTGCAGGAAAATGCTTTCTCTAGTCGCACCCGGCACGTTGGTGCTTTGTTTTCGGCCTGTCTTGCAGCGCTGATGACCGCTGCTGGTCGCTGCTATAACGGAAGCAGTATCCCGATCTGTCGCCACAAGTAGTGACTTATCTAATTTTTGTCAAGCGCCTTTTTTATCATCAATTCTATTGGGGCAAAATCCCCATCAATTGAGTAATGTGCGTCTTTGTATTTGACGATGGAATCTGGCAGCGGGGGGTGCGTTTCCTGAATAAGCGGGCGATTCAATCCTGCCGCTATCCAAAACGGCGCGGATTGATTTCCAATGAATAAGGCGCTTCCTTCAATTAACTGTGCAAGTTCCAACAAATTGTTGACCCATATACTGTCAACCGATCCAAAGCTGCTCGTAAAATCTCCGCGCTCATCATAGAGGCCAACGAAAATTATCTGTCCACGGTATTTATCTACAATCTTTCCCCAAGGGAACGAGTCGTTTCGATATCTATGCGATCTGCAGCACAATATTTTGCCATCGGTTCTAGAATCTGGAGCAACGTCCAGCCATCGGAACGTGCTCGGATTGGAAATCCCAAGAGTTCTGGCCTGCATTTCAATGATTGGATGCTGGCCCCAATATTTTCTGAATCCCGTAACATCGTAATCGATGTTTTCAGGTGATTTTTCATAAACAACCGAATCGATGTACGGTTGAATTTCTAAGAGCGGCTTTAGGGAGTCGAACTTAAACCCCTCCATCAGCAAATGCGGCTGATGGTTGTGGTCTGTAATGACCAAAGTTCCGCCCCCAAGCGCTCTCATGCTTGGAAGAAACGCAATGATATCTCCAATATGGCCCGAATGCAGAAATCTCATCGTTGAAATGTTTTCTCACCGTACAAACTCCCTTAGTTCGGACGATTTAGACCTTTCTCTGGTTTTTTTGGCGTGAAATAACAAGGGCAAAACGTCTTGAAGTGTTGATTCAATGTTCAAAACGTCTGCCTCGTTTCTTTCTTTTCCAGCTTCCTCCAGTGGTTCTGCCAAAAACTTGGCGATAGCAGCGCTGCAATGCTGCTGACTTGCGTAAAACAGGTAGGAAGGCTCTCCCGTCACGGCGAGAATTGTAGATTGCGCTTCATACTTGTCGGCAGCGTCTGTTGGGAAGTTTATGTTGGCGACATCGTAGTCAGACATCCATCCCCCTCCTGCAGCGTGTAATGCACACCATCTGCGATATCTTGCCGCTATTTTAGAATACTCGTCGGCCTTGCCCTGATCCAATAGCCTAGCAAGATCTACCAATTTCTTAGTCAATTTGAAGTAGAAGTTGCTGTTTTTCGCATGGCTTGCGTTAAGCATCACGCATTCCCAACCGTGTCTCTCCCAAGATGACTTCCATATATTCGCACAGGCGAATTCTTCTTGTTGAGGAAAGCCCTGAAGGGACTCGTAGTAGGAGTAAATCTTCTTTTTCATCCGTAGATTTTGTATCCAACGTGATAAACGGGCAGACCAAGGTCTATGTGGGCCTGATGTCCAGCATCTTTGGCTCGCAGACAAAATGAAACGTCCTCGCCGCGCTCGGCATCAAACTCCCTGAAATAATCGTAGTCATAATCAGGAGTTTTTACCCTCAAGCTGTCTCCAAATTTTTCTCGGATTGCTGAAAAGACGTTTCTGTGGATCAGAAGGCATCCTGTAGCAACCCAATCCACAGGAACAACGGCATCATCGCTGTTTTGCACACGGGACGCCAATTGCGTGTTGGAACACATAAGAAGACCGTTTTCCTGTCTTCCGAAATATGGCCCCCCTATGAGCGTTTTCCCGCTTCCGATCAATCGGTGAAGAACGTGACGCTGTAGTGCCGTTTCCGTCTTGTTTCTCGACGGAGGAACCCAATAACGCATCCAGTTCGGCCTGCCAATACAGGGAACGATGTCATCATCGATCATCAGCAAATACTTGGCATCAGTTTCCAAGAATTTTGCTGCCATACGGTTCCTTGAGTGTCCGATTTTGGCGTCACCAAGGCACATTTCAAAGCGCAGCTTGTCTTTGCCGAAATCAAGCGCCAAAGCCATGCAAGCCTGCATTGTTAATCCGTTGTGCGGCCCCTTGTGGAAGCAGCATCCAAGCATGATGTCGCGTCCGACAAACTCGCAACGGTATGATGGCGCTCCTTCGGCTGACCGTGACTCGGTGATTGGGTTAATAAAGTCAGGATCAATTGAATTTTCGGGTGCTTTTTCGATCTGAGAAAGCGCCTTTCCCTTTTTTGGTTTTTCGGGTTTTGCTGGCTTTGTTGATGTTTTGATTTGAACCTTCGGAGCGGGTGCTTGAGGCTTTTCCACTTGTTCGGCGGGTTTGTTTTGCTCTACAGGCTTGGACACAGGCTCATCGAACCGTGACAGATCTCGGTCTGTCGGAGGCACATAAGGCTGTTTTAACTCCTGCTGTGGAGCGCCGGGCCTTGTAAACGGATCAAACGAATCCAAGGCATTCATTGTTATTTTCTCGTCAGGACTAACACGGTTTTCAGACATAATTTTGGTAAGTTTATCCTGAAGGAAACTTTTGGTTTCCCCCAATATATTTATGAGCCTTTGCACTAGATTCCAGCCTCTTCAAGACCAAGGTCAATGGCATCGCTGGCCGACATTTTAATCCTGTCGTTCAGGCTGCTTCCCTTGCTTGCATTAGATCCAGTAACCGTGCTCTTAGGCATACGTGATGCGCCTTTAATTTTGCTGTTTTCGTCGTTCAGGCGCTTTAGCTGAGCCTCAAGTTGCTGCCTTGCCTGTTGTTCGGCCTGCAATTGTTCAACAAGAACGTGAGAGAATACTGCCGCAGCAGCGACTTCTGCCCTTTCCTGAGATGTTGTCGGCCACAATGCAGATTCAAACTTATCGGCTAAGTCTGTTACTTTCGCGTTGTGTTTTTCGATAGCTTCTCGCTCTTCAGGCGTTGCGTTAGGATTCGGTTCGTAGAACCTTGCCCAAGGAATTTCTTTAGTGACGCCATCAATGTGCTGGTAGATTTGTGCTCTTTCATTTTCGTACCAGTTCAAATTGGCCTGACCGCGCTTTACCATGAACTCTTCAATGTTATTCGCGGCATTTTCAATTTCTGTCTGTTGGGCGGTTTTGAGCTTGTTGATCTCTTTAAGCCCATCCTTGAGCATTTCCGCATCAAGCATCGGAAGCCTGTCGATAGCGTTGGTTTTCCACCAATTCTGATCGATTTTGTCTGGCCCCCCTGCCTTCTCAATCGATGCAATGACATCTTCTGAGGCTCCATGTTTACGCAAAAGTCCGTAAACAGATTCTTTTGCGCTAGAGATTGGCTTTTCGTAGCGAGCTTGAAACTCTGAGTCGTTTTTCAGGTCAAAGATCTGCCTGAATTTTTTCAGATCTTCATAATCAGGGGGAAGCTGTTGCTGCTGTTGTCCCGATTCCATCTGCTGAACCCGTTGGCGCAACGCTTCGGCCTCTTGAGCCTGACGCTTGTAGACGGATGCTGTCTCTTGGAGCTTTTTCCAATTGTTCCTATTGGCCTCAGAAAGGTTTCTAGGTTGCTCAATTGACGCGATTTCTGGATCAATCTCGGTAGCCTGCTGCTCATCTTGCGTTGGCGCTGGAGTTACGGCATTGCCCTGCAGTGCCGCTTTTACCTGTTCTGAGCTAACAGGCTCAGGAGCCTCTTCAGGTTCTGGCGCAATGGCTTCTTCGGATTCCTTGACTGCCTCATCAAGCAACGAATCGATTGCGGCATCTGTATCGTTGTCAATTTTGTCGGCATCCAAAGACGGATTTCCGAATCCTGCTGCTGGAGTGGGATCTGGAACAATATTTTCCTGATCTTGTGTGGGTTCTGTATCGATGTCTGTTGTCATAGAGTTTATTTATTTCGCATGGATTTGGCTCCACGGCATTTCCATTTCTTCCTAGAAAGACTATTTGGCGAATTCGGATCGTTTTTCCAATCGCCTTTGATTTTTAGAGAGCGAGCGCAATATGCATCCCCCTTCTTTGTGCCGGGACGAATACGGTCTTTGCCATCTTTGGCCTTTCCAGCCTGACCGTATTTCACAGTGCGTGTTCTTCCCGTGGCCTTATTGGTCACAATCTTGGTAAATCGCTTTTTGATCGTCGCCATAATCTGCTCTTTACATTTCGATAAATTTGCCGCTAGACGGATCAAGATTTTGATCAGGATCTGACAACATCTCTTGCACGTCTTTGACTGCCTTTTCATAGCCCTCTTTGTATTTGGCTTCTAACGCAACAGTCTCAATGGTTTTCCCATTGCACAGAGGAATGCGCGACTGAAGGACTTGCAGCAGTTTCCCTCCAGAGCGTTTGTGATAGTCGCGCAACAGCGCAATGTCGGATTCTTCCCAATTCATTGTATGTATTGTTTTAATATTTCGATTCGGATTTCGTTTTCAAGGCTAGGCAGATGCAGCGCAAAATCTCCGTTTTGCCAGTGCGCTGAGTGACTTTTCGGATATTCATAAGCATCTGGATGGTATGAATTCAGTTCGCGCTGCGGAATGTAATGGACAATACCAGCATACGGGTAAACAGATGCAAAATGCTGTATTGCCTGCTGCTCTCCATTGGGCCTATCCCCGAAAAGCGTTTTGCCATGCGTTTTGCAAGCGTAGAAGAATGCTTTTGACCAATCCGTGTTTCGGATCAGCATTGCTCCCGCATTCAGTCCGTTTATGTCCGCTGTCAGAAACACGTCTGCAGCAGGATTTTCGTCCAGAATCCAAGTTATTGGCTTTGGATTTGTTATTAGAACGTCTGCGTCCAGCCACAGGACTGCGCTGTGCTTTTGGCTTAGATGTTCGCTTATTAGGTTCAGTTTTTCCCATAAACAGTTCTCCTGATCGACAATCTTGGCTTCCTGATTCCATCCGTAGGCTTCTGCAAATTTAACATGGCTAGGTATGGTCAGATCGGCCACAGCCTGCATATTTTCGCTATACAGACTGATGACTGACTTCATTTTTTCATGCCTTTGGTCAGTACGGCGCGATCAGCCTTTTCTTGAGCAACATCTCGGAAGTTCGGCTTTCCTTCGCTCATTTGTTTGCGCGACTTTTTAAGGTTCGGCATGGATTCGTCCCACGCTTTGTCAAAATCGGCTTCATAGTCGATTTTTTTGATGGGTTCCATCTTCTTCATCTTGGGCATAGCCATCATTTTCTTTTTTTCCATTAGCATATATCCGCCCTTGCCAGTACGCCTTGAAGGGGGCGCCCCCTTGGATGCTTTTCTTTTTGGAGAAAGCATTTTTCCAATGCGGCTAATGTCACTTCCTGCGGGAGAAAGTATTTCTCCCATTTTTTTGATGTCTTTGTTCATATAATTATCCTGCTGTTGGTGGTTTGGGAGGAGTGGCAACTTGGCCTACTGCACTCCATTGTGACGGCATATCTTCAGAAGCTAGTTTTCCAACTTCTTTGACTTGTGCCGACGAAACTCTGCGGGGTGAAGGCGTTGGCCCTGACGCTGCGGCGGCTGCTGGCTGCAACTCTGGCGGCGGCGGTACTGCCATACCCTTGGTAAGGTGATCAAACGCCTGTTTGACTGCTTGCTTCATCTGCGAAATAAGCTGCGGGTTGGCTTGCTTCATTTCGGCCTGCTGCAAGTGCGTTGTGAAGTGCTTCAGGGCGCTCATAAACGGCGCAACCATCTCAGGCGGCAAGCTGCCGGGCGGGGCTTGCGCGATAACGGGGAAGAGTTTCTCCGCCATCGTAGTCAAATGGATCACATCGTTGTCGCGAGGCGAAACAGGCACTTCCTGACCAGCAATCATGCTCTGTAGCTCAATAACTTGCTGTCTAGTCGCCTCAATCGCCAGCGCCTCGACTTGATCTTTCGGAAGAATGACGGAATTGGCGATAGATTCGCCAACTTTGCGGCTCCAATCGAGTTTGATCAGTTCATCCTGATTGATTGCGGGGTTGCCCATGTAGCGCTGGATCAAAAGATCCAAAATCGCCTCTTCTTGGGCCAACGTGTCAGGCAAAAGTTCCTCTGCGGACGAGTGAGCCATGAGCAAAATGTCGCTAGGCGGCAAATTGCGCTCCATCATCGCCAAACAGCATGAAATTGCGTCTTCGTCCAAGTGTTCAGGCACTTCAAAAGGCACAAGGAATGACGGAAGTTCCATCGTTGACTTCTCAAAAGCGAAAACGACTTCTTTTTTGGCCCAAACGGCATTTTTTGACTGCATTCGGGCCATGTCTAGCGCCGTTTTTAGCTCAGATGCGGCCTTTACGTGCTCAGGATGACAAATTCCGCGCTGCATACGGGCCACAGCCTTGGAATATTGCTTAACCCAACGCATCAGGATGCCCTCGCGGATCTGTCCTTCGATTGCGGCGATGCGGTTGACCTCGCTTGCGGTCTTTTGTGTGGTGCTTCGGCCTAGCGCCTCGCCCGGCAGGAATGCGCCGATCTGAATTTCGGCCAATCCTGAGACAAACTGGTCGAGTCTGATGAAATCTTCGACATCAGACGGCAAATTTTGCGCCACAACATCGTATCCTTCGGCCACATAGGCGATAGGATGCATGACTGTAAGCGGAGGAACGCCTGCTTTAGCATTCGGCCCCTTCTTTAGCAGCAAAAGACCGCGCAAATACGTGTTATCCACCACCAAGTTGCGAGCCTTATCAATGGCAATGTGCGTGTTATAAAGATCTCGTCCCGCTCCACGGGATGACATCAGCGAACCTGAGCCAATTTCGATGGCGAACAATGCAATAGCATCGCTCATGCGATTGTATCGATCCAACTGTGTGCAAATTTCAGACCCTGACTTGTCGCTCATCAGGTATCTGGAGATTTTTCCAGTGGGTTCTTTGACCAGAATCTCGCCTAGCTCTACGTACTTCGCATCGTTTTCAAAAGCAGCGCCGTACGAACCCTCGCGAATCCAATCTTCATAGCGCCGTGCGTCATCATCCGTATCAAGCGACCTTCCAATCGGCGTTGCGTTGTTGATTGCCTCGACAAGATTGTCGATATGCCAGCCAGCCAACGCTGAAAGTTCGGGATCTTCCAAAATCGGCAGCAATTCGGACACTTGGTAACGGCGCTTCCTCGCCCAAATCGGAATAGCGTCTGCCTCTTGCGGGGTTTCTATGCTGAAAAACGTGAAGTCTTGGCGCAGAAACTCAGGCTTCCAATCGCGCAAATCATCCCAACACATCGCCGTAAATCCAAAAGTGGTATTCTCATGGACAATCTGAGCGACAAGATCGTCATGGCCTCGCCATGCCCTGATACACTTCGTAATCTCCTCGCGGAAAATCTTGGTTTTATTTTCTGAATCAACGCCTTCTTTCGGGAACTTCGTGTACGTAAGCGTAGGCGTTTGCTCAATGACCTGACGGAACGGCGGCTGAATACGCGACACCATCGTGGAAAGAAATCCTGTAGGACGATTGCTCCTCCAGCTTTGCCCCATGCTTTCCAGCTTCTTTTGCTGATACGGCGGTTCGTTGTTCAGCTTCTTTTGGATAAGCTGATTCTTACGATTGCGTTCGGCATTCTGCTGCTTGAGACGCTTATAAGCGCTGTACGCTTGCTGAGTATCGCGGAAAACCCTGCGAACTTTCAAATTCTTCGGGTTTACAACATCTCCAGAAGTATTCGGGCCAGCTTCGGTAATCTGCAGTCCAATAATTTTTGGCTTGTCTGTCGCGTCACCAATACGCGCTGCTTCGTTTGCGTACGTGTCAGTAATCTCTGGCGGCAGAGGCTTAGATGTTTTAGTTGCCATATTTAGTATTTGTTTAGCCAACAATGCGGATTCAGATCTGCTGGCGTGTTAAAGTGACTCCTGTCGAAAAAGATTGCAGTTCTATTGTCATGTCTTAACTGCTTACATCCTCCAAGAGCTTTGCTTGTTTTAGTATCGCGAGCCTGTCTCAGGCCCGTTGAAAGTCTATCTGCGGCAATAATGCACGATTTGCATCCCGATTTCCATGCCACATTGTTTGGGCAAGCCTTGCAAATCTTGGCGCGTTGTTCGGCCAAGTCATCCGAAACAAGCATATGCTGGTTCCGTGATCCTGCCAGATTCCGCGCCCAAATTGTAATATCCTGAAGAAGTTCAGAGGATCGTGACTGAATGCTGACGCTTGTAATCGCGACCATATCAACGCCATGACAATGCGTAGGATAATTGCTGCAAAGAAATGAGTTTACATCGCCCTCGACATCTCCAAGGGGCAAATGGTTTTCGGCCCTATAATTCGTGACCGTCTCGTACAATTGATCAAGCGTAATGGCGTCGAGCCTGACATCACTCTCGTAGTAATGCCATCCGCCGGGCGGCGTAAATCCCCATATCGGTTTAGCCATAATCGTGCTTGGGGGTTCTACCGTTTCATTTGAAGAGATTACGGAGCGTTCCTCCGCCTCCCTTTTGAATAACAAACTCAATAAACGCTTCCACACGATTTGCAAAGTTATAAGTCTGATCAACCGTTGTGCCAATCTTATAATCGTAGTTTTTATCGACAAGCCTGCAAATGCAGACCGTATGCTGCGGAAAGTTTTCCTCAAGCCATTCTGGCAGCTTTACATGATGCGGGGCAGGACTTCCTTTCTGCCACATACTAAACGTGGCCTTATGATCTGGATTGTATCGGCTAGGCCAGACCATGCCCTCATACAGTTCCCAACTCGGAACGGTCACAACCAAATACCCATTGGGCTTCAGCACCTGTAGCCAGTTCTCCACCGCAACCTTCGGATCGTGCATATGCTCCAAGCACTGGCTCGCATGGACATAATCAAACCAATTGGACTCAAAATAATGATGCAGATTGTTTGCGTCTCCATCTCCCATGTCAAAACCCCGCACCCCATCCACCGCAATCAAATCATCCCCTGATCCGACATCAATTCCGCTTCCGCTGAATACTGTCTTCCAAAATTCAGACTCCTTCGGATCTTCAAATCTTCGGAGCATTGCTTTGCTGGATTCGCGCATAACCGTTTGTATCTCACTCGCTAAAGTCTACAAACTCTAAATTGTCAACGATTGTTTCTATTTTCCGCTCAATCGGCTCAGGTTTTGGCTCAGTCATCGTCGGCACTGCCCCGCCCCTTTGCCGCATTAAATACACCAATAAAGACAGGGAGTCCAAGGCGTCAGGGCTACTCTGCCTTGTCCGCTTAACATAATCCGCCTTGCTCTCCACCCTCACCAATCCCTTCCCCTGCTGTTTGTAGCGCCTAGCTATCGCCTGCTTCACCACATCGTCGTTCCGAAAACTCGGCGCTATTTTTAGGAATTCAAACTCCACGTACTTCGACAATCCAAAGATCAGTTCGGTCACCACTCCGCTGTATAACTCGTTTGCCTTCTGACTATCGTCGCCAAGGATTCTGGTTTCCGTAGCCGCCCAACTGTAATTGACCCCCATCACTTCCGATCCAAAAAGGCTACATAAAGAATCGTGGATGCCAGCGCCGTTGCCTGTCCTGTCCACACACAGCCAGTTCGGGCTGATCCGCATCTGCTTGCAGAACTTTATAATCGCCGCCGTCTGCTCCAGTGTCGCCCTCTTCGGAAAGCTGATCTGCCCGTCCAACTGAAGGACAATCTTCGGCTTCTTGAACTCAATGAACTTCCCATCCCTAGGCGTCCAGCCATCGCTCAGGCCAAACCGCCCATGCGAGCACAGCACCTGATCGTTTCCCTCCAAGGCTAAGTCAAATGCCGCCAATGGCACTACTGGCCCAATGAACCGCACGTTCCCAATAGAATTGTCCATCATAGCAGGCGTTATGATCGCCATCGCTATGCCTTCCTGCGGGAAGAAGCCGCGAGCCATCGTGTAGTATTCCGCCGTCTTGCCCCTCGCTTCATAGGCCATGTAGCCCTCGTAGGTCTGGAAGCCGGGGAACACTACCCGCTTCTCCGTCACGTTCTCGCACCTAGCCGCATCCAATCGCAATACGTGCCACCCATCCCTGCTCTTCCACTCAAAGTCCTCCTCACAGTCCGCAGTGAGCCACCCGCCCTCTGGCTCGCATCGCTTGCCAAACTCGCTCATCCGATCCTTCGGGTTCGACGCTCCAAAAATCTTAATACGTCCTTTTGCTCCCTCCGTATCCGCCGCCGACAAGATGTTCTGCAAGCCTTCCCATACGCCTGCAGGAACTTCCTCCGCCTCGTCCAGTACCACATGGGTTCGACTCATAAGCCCCCATTTCGGATGCGGTTTCCCTGCTCTCGGCGCTGGATGGAATCCGCGCAGCGTTCCCGTCCCACTGTCACCCCTCGGCACTGCCACCAGATGAATCCCGTTCTTGTCATCGTCATTCGCCTGAATCGACTTCACCAGTTCCTCGCCGCCCTCATACTCTGGTTTCACTAGCGCCGTTCTATAAAACGTCTTAATCGCTGCAAATACGTTCCGCTGTGCGTGAGCCTCAGTCAGCGAAACAACTTTAATACAGGTGTAATAAGGATCGCGCATCCAATCCAACAAGAACCATGCCGCCGCATTGAACGTCTTGCCCATCGCACCCGCTCCCTGAATCAGCAGCTTGTCATGCTCAAACAAGCAGCGCCAAGTGTCCTTCGCTGATTGCGGACGCCAATCGTAAACCGTGCTGCCCCACAGGATCGTCGCCGCCGCCTCAAACTGATCCTTCTCCAACAAGTCCTGAACAAACTGCAGCACTATCGACTTCGCCATCGCTTCATCAATCGACTTCGGCATCTTGCCGCCAACCGTTGCCTTCTTCAGGATATGCGCTGCTGCATATAATACGCCTTTTAACTCATCGCGCTCCGCCTCTGCACGAATCTCCTTCGCCAGCGTCAGCGCCATGTTAAGGCTCTTCCTGATCTTAGTTCTTTCCATGCAGCAACACTGGTTCAAGTATCCAATCCAAATAAGCAGGCGTTTGCTCCCCTGAATAGTTCCCTTCGATATTGTACTCAAAGAACTCTTCGGCCTCATCTTCACTCATGCCATCACGCATAAGTATCTTTATGCATTTCTCGCGATGGTAGATCGCAATGGGATTGCCGCACTGTCTTGCTACCCCAACGAAAGCCTCTTCAAACCCGTCAGCCAATAAGATCGGCTCGTCCACGTCCATCAGTTCCTTGAGCTTTGTCAGAAGCTGTTCCTTTGTCCTGCAAGTCATATTGGCCTTTATTAAGAGTTTCACTTGTTAAAGTTTTCCTCTACTGCGTTTAATACAAGTTCCGTTGCGTATACTAAAGCGTCATTCAGTTTATACAACGCTAGTACCTGATCGTCTGCCCAAGCCAAAGCATTCTTGCTTCATGGTCATACGCGACTTCTGGCAGCGATGAACAGCCAGACATAATCAGCGCGATGATGGCACAGGCTGTTCGCATAGCGGACAAAGCGCAAGGTTCGGCGCTGGCTTCTTGGCGCGATAAGCGTCTGCTGCTCTGGACGCAATCGCTACAAGCGCACAGCAGACAACCATGCCAACCAGAAACATAATAGGCGTTATTGTTGGGCCTCTCATGTTAATCAGCTTGCTTCTCATGGCCGTCCTCCTTGTTTGCGCTGACCTTCCACCACTTGCCTGTCGGACAGTACTCCGTTGCCATAGCGCTCTTTATTTCCATGTTACAGCCACAGACGTTGCACTTGCCCATGCCGCCGTAGCCTGTCTTGTCGTAATGCTCACAGTAGCGGCAGAAGTCTAGGCGCTTCTCAATGTCAGCGACTGAGGCGCGAGGCATCCCTGCAGCGACGAACACAGCGGCAGACTTGAAGAAGTTCTTCGCCATCTGTGCCATTGTTGGCTTTGGTGGTAGCGGTTTGTTCATGCCATTACGTCATCGTATTTCGCGTGAGCCTTTATCTCGTCTAGCTCTTTCTTCACTGCAATGAAAGCATCCACTGCGGCCTGAGTCTTGCGCGTATGCCATTCCAGCAGGCGCTTGGCTTCTGCCAGATCATGGAACACGTCATTGCGCTGCTCTTCCATGCGCTCAGCGTGTTCGGTCAGGCGGATGATCTGTCGGCCCACAGGCGAGCCTACAAGGTTCTTCCGCACGGCATCTGTCTCAGGGGTAATCTTCACGGGCGCTCCTCCTTCTCCAGAAGGCGCTGATACATGATCGCTGCTCGCTCAAACTGTAGCCAGCCATCCTCAGCGCATTTGCCTGCTACGTGAAAGAACGTCCTGCAGCAATCCATCGCATCCTTGAGCTTCATCTTCAGGTCATAGACTTCCAGCGTCAGGGCCAGTTCTCTGTCGGCACAGCGTTCCAGAGCGGTCTGGAGCTTAGCCGTCTTCGGGGGTGAGCCAGTGTTGGGGCGCAAACCTTCCCCAAGGTTTTTGTTATGTTGATTTCCAACACTGGCTCGTTTCTTCTTGGTATTCATTGATTTATCCATATGGGGTATTAATTGATAGATGAGTCTGTTCGCCTATACATGACTATGTTTGTATTGCGTTATAGGCAAGTTATCTCCGTAAGCCCTTGGTTTTGTGCTTGTTGCAGGCGTCCATGTACGTTCTCAAATTCGCCATATCTCGCTCTGCTGCCTCTCTCCCCTCAGGGGTATCGGGGTAGGTCTGCTCGTAGCGGGGCATGGGTAGCCCCCTAGATAGCCTAGCCCCCACGGGGCCATACGGGGTGCATATCGTCAGGCGGATACTTAGTTCAGGGCTGCTCATGTTCCTTTTCCTCTATCCTGACAAAGTCGCCATCGATGACTTCTGCCTCGACTAGCTCAGGGTGCTCGTCACGGCTAGGCGTGTTGAAGGTGAGCGTCAGCTTCTGCTCGCCTGTATGTTCATGCTCAATCCGATCACCGTAGCGTTTCGGGGCCAGCTTGCTGGATACCCATTTTAGAGCATCTACGCGAAGCCGTCCGATCTGTGCATCATGCGAACTGAATGCTTCATCGATGATCATGTCGAAGTACGTGTCTGCCTGCTCGTCACGCGCCTGTGCGTAGTGGGTGCGAAACTCAGGGTACTTTTTAAGCCAACGGAGGACGGTAACCTTGTCGGGGAAGTTATCATCGCGGCAGATGGCGCGGAGGGATTCACCGAGGGAGATGCGCTCGCATATGGCGTTGGCGATGTATTCGGAGTACGAAGAAGGTCTTCCGATAGGCTTTGCCAATTGTTTCTTCTTCATGGGGTTATGACTTCAATATTGACAGGTTATGCAACGATGGTATAATCAAACAGGTGTTTGAATATGAGTCGATGCTTTTTTACGAGCGGATGTCGATGATGGTTTCTTCTTCCAAGCGCGTTTTGACTTTTTCTTGGACGAATTGGAGTTCGATGCTTTCTGGATCATCATTCGGGATGAGTTTGGCATACCTGAGTTGATCGATGAGAGGTTTGCAGCCTCCTGCAAAATTGTCCAAGTCGAGGACATGGCACGATCTGCGCGTAATGCACACGATAGCGCGAGAGCGGCCTTTTTCTTTTCTTTGAGGAGATGGCTCCAGTGTTTCCCTAGGAGTTGGTTGAGTGACGGGGTTAGGTAGTGAGGTAGAATTATGCGAAGGTGCGGGGGTAGGTGGACGGGAATACGATCCATCAGGGAGTTGGGAGTAGCCGAGTTTGCGGAGGTCATCGAAGGTCATTGTCTATTGAGTCTTTGTGAGCTTCGGGGGCGTCATTATAGACCAGAGATTGGTCATTGGGTGTGGGAGTGTCGGAGGGGGTGTGGCGCTTCTTGGAGAAGATAGCGTCATAGTTTTCCCTGTAGACGATTAGATTAGTGGGACGGGGCTTATCACCTTTGCCAGCGCTCATGTGGTTTTTTCTATTTGTGTGAGGCGCATACCATAATCGTTTACAGCGCCTGTGCGAACATATTGTTCGTAGTGAGGGACGCGATTGAGTTTGTTGCGTTTGAATCTTTTGTAATCGACGTGATGGTGCAGGCGATTGAAGCGCCAAGTGATTTCGGAGACATCGGGGTGCAGGGCTTTGAGCATTTCGGATTTTGGGCCTGTGCCTTCGTGTGCGTAGAAGGCGTCCGTGTTGCCGCCCTTGAGGGTTTGGGTGGTGGCCTTTTCTTGGAGGAAGGCGTTGAACTGGCAAGTGACGTAGCCATCCTTGAGTGCGCGGAGGGAGAGGTCGGTGTCCTCGTTATAGCGTCCTCGCCAGCGGTACGGCAGTGCGTTGTCTATGAGCAGGCAGGAGTATATGCGCGTATTTAGGACGAATGCGGGGAGTGGTTCCTTGGCCTTGGCGAAGAAGTCGTAGTTGAAGCCAGCGATGGCGAGGTTGGTGTAGCGGTCTGTGAAGTCTTCGGCGGCGGCGAAGATAGCGCCGTTGGTGACTTTGACCATGAGGTTACGGTTGAGGCGATTGAAAGAGGCGATGTTATCGTCCATGACCCAATGGCGCTGGTAGCCAGAGAGGGAGGAGATGTCCCATGCGAAGTTCCGTGCGGGGCCGGGGCCGAGCGGCTTGGTGCGTCCATGCTCATCGCACGGCTCATACTGCTCATGGTACTGCGGGGGCAGCGTCAGGATCTTATCAGGGTGTATAACCTTTGCGTACAGATCGTACTCATCACGCTCCACGATGATGTAGTACGGGACGTTGATTGACTCCAGCGCCTTGCTAGTCAGGCGAGAGTCAGCGCGTCCTTTTGATACAATATAGATCGGATAGCGCGGGTTCATGCGACAGTCTCAGGGGCGTCCTGAGTGTAGCGCAAGTGCGATGCACGGCGGTGCTCCATAGCAGGGAACCACAGTGCGCGTTGCTTGGGGGTGATGGGCTGGCCCATACGGCGCGAGAATTCTTTTACGTCTTCCTCATTACGGAAGCGCACGTTGATCACGCGATAGGGGCGGAGATCCTCCATGACGAATTCAGGCATATCCTGCCATTCTTCCTGCCATAGGGACGGGACATCAAGGAGTGTGGGGTTCTGCTTTGGGCTGAGCTTTTTCATCGATGATGAGGGGAGTGGGTTCCTTACAAAACTGGTCATAGGCCAAATCGGCAGCGAGGTCACAGGGATTGCAATCGCCGTAGAGTTTGCCGTGGACGCAGTATTCTGACGTTGGGATGGGTTCTTTATCGCTCATTATAATTCAATTGTGTTGGTATTAGCAGCAGCGCCTACGCAGTCACTTGCTGTTTCAGCGCTGCTGCTCCATACATACCAAATTAGCCTCTAGAACGGAATGTCATCGTCGGCTAGTTCCTCTTCCTCTTGCTTCGGCTTAGAGGACATGGCCTTAGCCTTGGCATCAGCGGCTTTGCTAGATGGCTGAGCGATGGAAGTGCTTTCTCCTTTGTCCTCAGCCTTCATGCGAGCGAGCAGACGGTCAGCGACTTCAGCCTTGGCTTTGTTGGTCAGGCTGTTGAGCCACTTGGCCTTGATCATGGTCTTGCCGTTGTATTCCTCTTCTTCGGTCACGATGATGACTTCAATGTCTGCAAACGAGTCGAGGTCATCCCAATCACCATTCCAATCGAATGCCCTGATGAGCGCTTCGACGGTGCGGGGTTTGGCTTTCTCGCTGAGGTAACCGCGCCAGACGATTTCCCTGCGGTACTGGTCGCCTGCTTCTGTGACGATGCAGGGGATTCGGATGAATGGTGTGCCGCTTTGCGTTTCGTCTAGCCATCCGTTGGGAGGACGTTTGACGGTGCAGAGGAAGCTGCCTACTTGATCGATGTATTTATTGTCGCTCATATTGATGATTATTCTTCAAACGGGTTGCTGTCTTGTGCCGCCACAGGTGCTGGTGTGGCTTCAGGTTGCGGTGTGAGGCTAACTTGCGGATGATGACCGGGGGGCCAAGTCTGCGATTCCAGCACCTTTGCGATCTTAGCTAGTTCGCCGCTGATGTATTTATACCAAGCATGGCACTGTTCGTGTTCCATCTTGAGTTCACCTTTGAATTCTTCAGGCTGCGTCCTGCGTTTGGCAGTCTTCACCATGAAGATCAGTTTGCTAGGTTTAGGTTGTTTAGGCATTTATTTTCCTTTCTTGGGCGAATACACCATCTTTCTGACGGAGAATCCACCACGTTTGTTTTTCATTTTGCTCCACGTCTCTGGATCGATTGTCGATTTGGACTTAGAGCGTGATTTTCCAGCTTTCTTTCGCTTATTGATGTTCTCGTAGAGACTCATTGCTTGGGTTTCTTGTTGCTGAAGTTCTCCAGCAGCGCGAAGGGTGAGCGGCCATAAGCGGCCAAATAGTCATCGGTATCGATGACAAGGCCGAGCTTATCTGCCGTATCTTCACTCCACACTACTTTGGCGTACTTCAAGTTATGGGTTTGGATCAGGTGATCATGCTTGCCGCCGCAGGACGCCTGCAGGACAAGGTTCTTGGGGATCTGGCCTAAACGATTAACCCAAAAGGTTAATGATTTAGTGAATGCCCAAAAGTGTATGTCAGGGTTCTCCATGACGAAGAGCAGCCATCCGTCGAAGTATGTCTGCGAGAAGAAGTCTCCTGCAGTGTGGACGCGACAGCGCTTCATCTTCTTAGGCTTGGCGCGAGTCAGGATCGAACAGACCTGATGCGGTGTCTTGCCCTTGACGGCTTCAAAGTTCGTCCACAGGCGATTACGCACGGATGGGTAGCGCTCAGTCACGGCGGAGTAGCAGCGGAATTCCTGCTTCGGGCCGTTCCAGACTTTGCCCGTGTTGCGATCAGCGATGGCGAGGCACTTCTCAGCGCCGGGGCAAGTCGTACCGCTTGGCAGCGACCACGAATACGCATCCGAATCAAATACGTACCGATTTACTTTGGTGAACGCAGGGATCATGGCGCAATCGTGAACGTGTAGTTTGTATTGTCAGCATCCATCATCGGCACAGCCTGCAGCAGCGCCTGCTGCCAAGGAACAAACTTGCTGATATGTCCAAATGCTGCAGTGATCATCGAAGTAAATTGTGATCCCATAAAGACGCATATTTTTGGATCTTCATAAGGCTCATCGATATCTTCAAAAATCATATCGGTAGTTTTGGCGTTCGTCTACAGAATAAACTGTCTCCTGCAAGATGAGTTTGGGGATTGGTTGCGCGTCGATCACGTAGGACGAATCTTGAAATATAACGTGATTATTGGGCTGTATTGTCATGCGGCCATTGTCCAAAGCACACCATATAAACATTTTGTCCTGATCGGGAGCATCGCTCCATCCATCATTCAGATGAGTGGTGCTGAACAAGTAGCGGCCAACATGGATTCCTGACTTGGTCTTGGCGCTCACTCTCATGCCGTCGAGCACAGGATCTTGCAGCGTGACGAAGTCATAGCTGTAGCAATTCCATGCCTGAGCATCATCGATGTTCCAAGCGAATTGCATTGATCGGTCAAAGGCAATCGCGTTGGGCGGGATGTTTCGGTACATCATGCCGCCTAGACGGAAGATGACGTTGATACCCCAAGCGCGACCCGGTATCGCCGTGATGCCTACCCACATGGCTTCTTGCCATCCGATAGACTTCTCATGCGTGAATGCAGTATCCACGATGACGTAGCGATGGATTGGGATAGATCCTATTTTGCAATAACGCATTGTTTTGGCCTTTCCATGTTGATGGCTTCCTGCAGCAACTTGCAGATGATGCGGATGCGGTTGTTGTTCGGTTCGTTGCCTGCAATTTCCTGAGCTTCTGCCAGCGCCTCAGTTACGAGCGTTTCAGTACGGTGCTTGCTGCGGGAGAGGATCTTGATCAATCCATCTGCTGCATCATGCTCGCGCCAATCAAGCGCACAGCAAACGATCTCATGCCAGTTGCCATCAACCAGCACAGACCATGAAGTGCGGCGACAATCTTCCTCGCTGTCATCTTGCGATTTGAGGGGGAACCCGTAGTAACTTCCATCGTATGTATTCATATTTATTTGTAATGTATTGTGGTGGAGAACTGTTGAAGGCGACGAAGGATCGGTTCTCCGCGATCTTCCGAAAGCATTTGCCTGAATGATTTGCCGTCCGCATTGCTCGTCGCAATGGTCGGCTTCTTGTGGGACGTTCTGTATTCCAGAATGTCGAATAACTCTAGCTCAGCGCGTTCTGTGAACTTCTGTTTGCCTAGATCATCAAGCAACAGGATGCTGCATGACTTGCATTCTTGGATCACATATTCGGCTTTATTGCGCTCTTCCGCACGGGAATGCCATTGATCGGCAGCAAACTTGGCAAGCTGAGTGGCCGTCACGCCAAAGCAACGCTTGCCTGCGAGCGTATACCGCTTGATGAGCATCCAAGCAGCGCGAGACTTTCCTTTGCCTGCAGGGCCAACAAGGATCAATCCCGTAGGACTAAACTCCCAATCCTCGACGGCTCGCACGTATGGCGCATAGATCCGCGAAGGATCGGTATCCTGATAGAGGGGAGGACAGAGATTGGAGAATGCCGCGAGGCGCTGAGCCTGCTCATCCCTTTTCATCTGCTCCTCGTATGCCTTCTGCTCCTTATCGGCACACTCATCGCACGTCGAGTCGAAGCGGATCTTACGGGTTCCTACCATGAATACGGGAACCTCGTAGGGCTTGAAGCACTCAGAGCAGGCTACGGTTTCTGTTTGCTGTTCGTCACCAATCATATTCGGATTCCTTTCCATCTTTGGATTTCTTGGGCTGCTGTTTGCCATACGCTGGCTGCATTGGGCTACCATCAGCGACCCACTTTGTCTTCACGCGATTCAGGACTGACTGCCATTTTTGGATCGGACGATGGTTCCAATCAATCCATCCAGAGCCTTCATGCTCCTCAAACCAATCCTTGGCTTTCCAAGCGGCCAGACCGATACGATCAGCATAGGCCAAGACTTCTTCCAACGTAGGCCACTCGCGCCCTCTCTCTACTACTATACTTGTAGATGAAGATGAAGAGTTGCCTTTTGGTTCCAACCTAGATGCCAAGGGTGGTTCCAAGGGTGGTTGACCGTTGGTTGACGTTTGCTTGGACTTTCGGCGCATTTCGGCAGACATAAGGCCACCTTGGCGGCTTTTCTCCAAGAACGTCTCCCGCTCGCGCTTGAGAGCGTCCAGCTTGTCATGTACCAACACGTCACCAGCGCCTGAACCAGAATCCAAGGGTGCTTGGAACATGGTTGCAACCTCCTGTGCAAGGGTGGTTGAAGCACCCTTGCCAATCAGACGGGCCAGCTTAGCTGGATCTTTCGGGATGCTGCCATGCTGCCAGCAGTACGATAACAGCCTGATATAGGCTCCTTCTTCCTCAAGGGTCATAAGGCTGACCCTTTGCGACCCTAGCCAATCGGCAGGGTAAAACATGAATGCGGGGGCTTTACTCTTGGACATGGCAGGCATGGGCTTTGCCTTTGTAGACTGCGATTGTGGCTGCGTGAGAGCGCTTGCGCCGTGAGTTGGTATATCCAACCTTAACGATGACGCCTTGCTTACAGGCAGTCAGGAAACGAGCGCCCATAGCATTGTGGTGATGCGGTGGATCTCCGCAGAAGTCACGGACATCCTCCGCCGTGAATTCGGAACCGTTTGCGGCCATTGATGCGATGACGCCATCGCAAGCCATGACCCATTCGTTGGACGTGTTCTCCGACACTTTCGCAGCGCCTTCATCGCGTAGCCTGCGACCTTCTGAGTTATCGTATTTATTCATGTATTTATTTGAGGGTTTTGATCTTCGTTTCGGTCATGCGGGTTGTTCCTTGCTTGAACTTTGCGTCCAAGGCAGAAGGCGAATACCCACGTTTATCCGCCCATGCACGGAATGTTTTGCCATCTATCTCTCCGCCAAACAAGCTAATAATATCGTTTATTGACGCTCCCGTTGTCTCCGCCGCCTCAGCAATCGCCTCAGCAGTGAAGTACTCGCTCCCTTTGGTTGTGCTGATCTTCCAGCCAGCGACATCAACGCCTTGGCCCATCAATTCCTTGGCTTTGTCTTTGGCGAAATCCCATAGCTCTTTCTTGAACACGTTTGCCATCTTCAAGAACTGGCCCAAACGCTCAGGGTTGCTGGTCACTTGCTCGCGCAGTTGATCGAGCGTTGTATCGACGCTCTCGACAACGGTGAGAGATTCTTCAACAGGCCCAACAATCGCGGGGCAAGTGTTTCGCATAGCGCACCATCCGCAGTAGTCGCATGGCGTTGGCTGTTTATTCGGATCTTTATAGGCCGATATGATGCGGCCAACGATCTGCTTTGCCTCGTCATGCGTGAACTCATGCGTGACCTGAGTCTGGAAATCACAGAACAGGAGAATGCACGTCCAGCTATCAACGAAATGCGACTCCATGTTGCCCAAGGCATACGCTGCCATCTGCTCCATGTAGTTCCGCATCTGCCCTGTCTTAAGATCCAGAGATATCGACTTGCTTGGGATGCGAGCATCCTCAGTTCCGATATGTTCGATGCCTGACGTTTTAACCTTCAAGCTGTCCTCATCAACGATGACGGTGTCATCCAAGGCATAGTCCAGCGTTGTCTCAATTGCCCACTGCACGGACTTTTTGTCAGCGCCAGTGAGTTGATCAAGCAACGCTATATTGCCCGATAATGCAGCGCGATAGGCTGCGTCCATGTTAGTGCCTCGCTGTGCCGCTGGAGACGTACCTCCAGACGGCTGATAGCAAGCACACGCTGCCAACTTGGGCAGCGATGAATGGCGCAGACTCATTTCGTAACGGCTGCGATGAACTTGTCAGGATGCGCCAGAATGCGCTCACGGTAGGAGCCTTCGGGAACATCTTTCCACGTCATGCCTTTGTTGATGACGCCTTTGCTGATGAGGAATTCGTTGGCGCTGCTGTCATGCTTGCCAATCAAATCCTCCACAGGAGCGTACCAAGGCTTGTCCTCGACAACCTCGACCTCGACAACGCTCACTTCCTCGACCTCAACCGTGACGGCATCTTCCTTGTCAGGAGCGCTCGTCACAATATCACGGGGAAGCGACTTGGTTGGCGCGGAGAAGTCTGCAACCTCTTCAGGCGTATACATCCCCTGCAAGACTGCGGGGAACACGGAGCGCACCCCCTCGCTGATGACGCGAGCGCGTAGCATCTGACGTGGATAGTTCTTCCAGTTGTCCTTGCCAGCAATGCCAGCAGCTTTGGCGCGAGCCATGTCCCAATCGATGCGGAGCACTCCGCCCTGCGGGTGAGAGAATGTCGCTGCGACTTTCTCGTCGGTGTGGTCATGCCACTCGACCTTGCCGCCTGCCTGCTGGAAACGCGCCAGCATGGCGTCAGAGCGCAAGGATGCCTTGCCTTGGATGATGTGGTATTCAGAGGCGATGCTGCCGGGGTGCTTCCCCTCAGCTACCGCCGTGATCATTAACGCCAGCGCCTGATCGACAGTTTTCATGCCGAATAGACCGCTCTTGGCGAATGCGATTGCCATGCGCTCCATTTCGGAGACGGACGGCATTTGGACTGCTAGTTCTTTGCTCATGTATTTATTTGCTTTGGTTCAGGTTGATGCCGTCCTGCAGCTTCGGCGCGAGCGCCTTGAGAGCCTTGCGGCTTTTCGGGTAGTACTCGCGGTTGTACTGCATGATCCAGCGGTTGGTTTTGTCGTACTGAATGATGCGGTTCAGAATACTGAATCGCGTTATATCAGCGCTATTGCGTAGGGCGAATGTCTTCATCAGGCGCTGACGATGTTTCTCAATCGTCTTCATGCTGATGTTCAGATCATCCGCCATCTCCTTGTTGGTGCGTCCAAGTGAAATCGCTGCTGCGATTTGGCGCATCCTGTTTGTCATGTTCATTGATGTATTGATGGTGCGAGCAGCGAAGCCGTCAGCTACTCCGCTGCTCGCTGTTCTTTGTTGGTTGTGGTGCTGACGAAAGTCACGGGACTAGATGGCTCTGAGGCTTTTGCCCTTGCACGTCTGTGCCTTGACCATTGTCGCGAGCACTTCACGGCAGCGCTCCTCAAACTGGTCGAGGAACTCTTTGCGGCAGCGCCCCTTGACCCACCACTTGCCGCACTCGTCTGCGAGCTTGAGCGCGAGCTTTTTGCTGTAGGCGCGATTGGTCACGCCACTGCTCTTCGATGCGCGGGATTTTTTCCCGTCCGCTTTGACAGCAGGCTTGCTGCTGGTGCTGGTCTTGCTTGCTTTGCTGCGAAGAATCGCAGCGCTGTCTCCGTATGTCATAGTTGGTATGTATGTATGGTTGATGTTGATGCCCATTGATTGAGCATGGGTAGTATCGCCCATAGCCGTTTCGCGGTCAAGATTTATTTTTAGGGGGGTGGGCGGTTCTACCCGCCATGCCCTGCGGATGTGGGAGCCTAGGGGGGTTCGCACCCTGTCACAGATTTGGCCGTTGACCACTGCCAGCGCATGGCCCCGCACGGTAACGTAGAACGCCCCCTGCGGGTTCTTCTTGGCAAACTTGCCTAGCGTACCGCTGCGGCACACCAGAGCGAAGCTATGGCTGACCTCGCTGGCGACTTGCCTGACAACACGGGCGAAGGGGATGCCCTTGCGATCTTTGCGGCCTACTGCCCTCATGGCGGCATGGCAGCGCGAGTACGGCAGGCCCGTGACGGCACAGAGCGCGACTACGGTGCAGTCTCTCCGCTCGTTAAAGCCCTGTCTCTCGTTGGAGATGGAGTCCATGTGGTGGGGTTCCCGTGCGGGGGCTTGCGCCCCCGCAGCGGGATGCTGGTCAGTTGACGAAGTGCTGAGTGAGATCCCACAGCTTCTGGTTTACCACAACGTCAGCGGCGGGAGACGTGATGCGGCGAACCCCGCTCCAGCGATCTCCGCGAATCAGCGTTTCTTGGACGCGATTGTAGACGTTCCACAGGTTGCCGTCCGAATCAGCGTTGCGGCGAACCTTGTTCAAGGCGTTGTAGTGATCCTGAGTAGGCTCATCCCAACGCAGCTTGGCCGCTTCCATGACGTACGTCATCTCGACGAGCGGATGCAGATTGGTGCTTCGCATGGCCTTGACGGCTTCCAGCATCTCAGGCGAGCGCTGAGCCATTCCGACAACGGCTTCCTGCACGTTCTCGACATTGGCAAGGCGATGAATGACGCGAGTCTGGAACAGCGACGATCCAGCGATGAGGCCATTGCTGCAGACGAAACGGAACCACCCAAGCGCAATGCGGAGAGAGGATTTTCCGTCATGGCTGTTGATTATGACAATCTCAGGATGCCCCTCGTCACCGACAACGGGCATGATGTCTTTGTGCGTAAGACGCACAAGGTGCTTTTGGAATCCGCGAGTCTCGGCGCTGTTAGCGCGGCAGATCTCGACTTTGCGCGGAACGAATCCGTGCGGCTCCAAGTGGCTGATGATGTCGCGAGTCGATACGAATCCGTACTTGTCGCTTGTGGTCTTGGCAGCGTGACTTGCCTCAAGAGGAGTCAGTGCTGTGTTGTAGTCTAGGTTGCTAATCATGGTTGTATGTATGGTTTGTTGTTAGGTGCTCCTTAATGGAGCATGGGCAGTATTGCCCACGCGCACTTGATGCACAAGGGTTTTTTCAAAGTTTTTTTCAAGGCCCATTTTACTCTGTTGAAAGCCCGTGAACTCATGGGTTTACCAGCAGCGAGGGAATGGGGTTCACCTCAACCTCGGAGAAGTCGAGTCCTTCAATGATGTTCGATGCTGCGGCCTCTTCTGCATCACGAACCCACTGCTCAAGGGACTGATGATTAATGCGGCAGACGTTGACGTTGCACCCCATCTGGTAATCGGTGGCTTTTGCAATGAAGTAAAAGTATCCGTCACCGTTCCCGTGAACAATGAGGCCAGTGTGCTCAATGGCTTTGTTGATGCGTTTAATCGTTAGCATGATGATGTATTGGTTGTTGTGGCTCGCCATTGGCGCTCCATACCGCCCCCGCCGTAGCGGGGGCAGGAGGAACGTCAGTGTGCCAATTCAGCCCAATCCTCGTTACTGCAGCCCCAATCCTTGAAGTCATCGCACCCGTCGAATCCTTCGTTGTAGGCCATTGCCTCTTTGGAGGTGAGTCTGGTGATCTCGTCGCCTTCGTAGGACGCACCGACATAGAAGTGCGGGTTCTTGCTGCGTCCGTAGTATGCATCGGAGTGACCCCTGTCCCAAGGGCTTCCGTGCTCACGATCCAGACGCTCAGGAACGCCTCGCTCAGCGACCATCTCGGCATCGTGCTTATCGATGGCATTAAGGATTTTCGCCTTCGCGGTTTCAAAGCCCGGCTCAGAAATAACCTCGGCGCGGCCTGCGCTTGCAGCGTAAAGCGCCTCGCGCTTTGCGTTTAATTCCTCCTGCACGTTAATGCGGTCAGCGGGATAGATGATCTTGCCTTCAAACTCCATCTGGTTTTTCTCGGACTGAGTTTGGAACGAGGCGTCAACCTCCTGCCACTCGGCAGGAAATTCTTTGTAGCCAATGCTGTTGGAGCAACGGGCGGCGACATAAGCCACTGCGTCTTGAATGCGCTGCAGGCCCGTGACGATGTAGTCGTTGCCGCCTTTGAATTTCCAGTAGGCGTTGCCGTTGATGAAGCGCCCGTCTTTGTCGTGCGCTCCATAGTTTTCGATGGTCTGAGTTTGGATGTAGAACGTAGGTGTATTCATTGATGTATGTATGGTTGATGTTTGAGTTAATGCTCTATTGAGCGTGATCAATATGGGGTGTTTCCCCCATGCCGTCAAGGGGTTTTTTTGGGGCGATATAGCGCCACATGAAGCCAATGGTTTCTCCGCCTTCCACGATGGTTTCAAAGACGTGATTGCGGCTAGGAGCCTTGCCGATAGGCGTCAGGACGATCTCTGTGCCTCCAAAAGCGGGGCGGGTGGTGACTAAGCACTCAGAGCCTTCCCCCAGCTTCAAACGCTTCCTGAAGGCTTTAGGAACCACCACTTGGCCCTTGGTGCTGAACTTTACCTTCTTGAGCGGGAGGGGCTTCATTTGGCCCCTCCCTTCATCTTGCGTGTCGGCCACTGGTTGAAGACCTTGCCCAAGCAAGACACGTTCAGGATCTGCTGCGTCCTCCATTGCTCCGTGCCGCTGTTCTTCTCAACGGTCAGGATGCTGTAGTCCCACAGGTGACCGACAACGCTGGCACTGACCACGCCCTCGCCAACTTTGGAAGTCAGCTTGACAACGTATGCGTCAAACGATGCGCCAGCGTCTTTGCGGACTTGCTCAATCTCACGGGCATAACCCGCCTCGCTGATGCGAACCAACTCAGGAGCACCATAGGGACGGCATCCAAACTTGTTTTTATTGGACGCTTCGGTGATGCGCTGGATCTGAGCGCGGAACTTCGACTTGTAGACGTAGGAAGCGCGACTGTCGCGCATACCATTCGGACGGGGAGCAGCCTTGTTGATGTCATAACCGTGCTCAGCGAGCAGCGGCTTGATTGTGTTCTCGACGTAGTTGATGAACGCTTTTTCAGCGCGATCAACGCACTCGGTTTTCTGCGGCTCAATGGCAGCAGCTATCGGGTTGGTATGTATTGATGTATTCATCAGGTAGGAGTATTGCCCATCCCCTGCCTGCGGTCAATATCTATTCTTAAAGAAATTTTACTCTGTTAAATGCCGATTTTGGCAAAAAATTGGGGGAGAGACTTTCGCCTCTCCCCCTTTGCGCCTCACCAGCGCAATGCCCAATTGCCCGTGCTTATTAAGCGTCAGGCTGCACTACTTGCAAGTCTGGATTTGCGTTCTCCTCGCTCGCCTGCTGAGCCTGCTCGTCGGTTTGCTCGGCAGCGCCCTTCGCGTTTATCTTTTCAAGCAACGCCACAGCGACCATCAAGCGCATGGAATGCAGCTTGGTCTGCAGCAGAATGTCTTGAAAGACTGCTTCAGGGGTTATTTCGTCCATGTTGATTTGTCCCAAAACAGCTTGGACAAGCTGATCTGGCGTTTGTGGCTGTTCGTTGGTTTGGTTTTCTTCGCTCATGTTTCGGGGTTTTCTTGTTCAGAAGGTGCTGGCTCAGAAGGTGCTGGCTCAGAAATTTCTTGAACAATGTTTGACTGAGAAGCTGCCTGAACCCCCTGCGCTATCATGTTACGAGAGTATTCGCGCAAACGCTTGCTTCTTTCCTGCATCTCAACAAACTCTTTACGCATTCCTTCATGGAGCGCCTCAAGTTCTTCTGGAGGAACAGGTGTGGGTGCTGGAATTTCTTCTAGCGGTATTTGTTGGAACGGAATTTCTTCGCTCATAATGTTAGTGTTTATTTTTCTAGGGAATCTCGCTCAACAAGCATCGCCGTAGCCAATTCATACGCTTTGCGGGATACAGCTTCATCCGAATAGCCGTCCTTGAAAATACCAGCAAGCAAGCCCTGCATTGCCATTCCCGCGAGCCAATCGCGGATAGCCATGCCACTGTTCGGCCTGATAGCTGGAATTTTCCCGTCTCCCGCGAAAGCGTTGACAGGGAATGCTGGATGGTTGTTAAGACGAGCCATATCTATTGATGTAGTTGATGCGTTCATAAATTTATTTATAGGTTTTGACGCTATGCTTTTTAAGGCATTAGCGCAAGAAAATAGCGGGGAGAGGATTTGAACCTCTGACCTTCAGGTTATGGGCCTGACGAGCTACCAGACTGCTCCACCCCGCAAAGTTGTTATTTAGCGCGTTTTCTTGCAGCTTTCTTTGCTTCACGTTGTACCGAATAGGCAATAGCAAGAGCCTGTTTCTTGGGCTTTCCTGACTTCAGTTCAGCCTTGAGATTTCGGGTGAAGCAGTTCTGCGAGGCGCATTTTCGGATAGGCATATTAAACCTCCACACCTACGGCTTCTGCCAGTTTATCGATGTTCCCGTTGTCTAGCTCGTAGGCCAAAGTAGTGACCTCGGTTTCATCGGTTGTTTTCGGATCGTAATAGATCTCGCCGCCATTGTACGGGACTGCCTCCCAACCATCGGGTTTCTCGTCCCATTCTGAAAGCAGGATGTCCATTAAGGTATCTTAATCTCTGGAAGAGGGGTTTTCAACATCGAACCTACAACGTCATTGTCGCTTACAGCCTTCCCCTTTTTGGCATTGGCTACAAGCGTTTTATGCTGTTTTTCGTATTTCGGGAACAGCTTCCTAAGATGTGTCGGAGTTTTAATCAGGAAGTTGTTGCCATTGGCAGGGCCAATCATCATCCACGGGTAGGAAGGATGGATCTTAAAGTTGGGTTTCTTCAAAAACGCATCTCGCATCTTCTTCTCCGCTGGAGTCATGGCCGCTTCCTGCTTTGGATTGTTGCCAAAGTATAGAGCAAAAGCCTCAGGATTTGAAGATAGCTGAATTACGGCCACGGCTTGCCCCGTTGTGGCATTGATCATGTCTTCAGAATTCTGCAAGGCATTCACTACATTGGGAAGATCGGGAATACCAGAAACTGACTTAGTCGCTTCTCCTCTTGCCGTAAATGAGTAGCCCAAAAATTCTTGCAGGAAGTTTTTGTTCGATCCCAACTTCAATAAGCGCTTAAACCATGCTTTATTTTTATGCGCGTTGTATACCTTGAGCGCTTCTTTTTTGGCAGTAGCCATTAGTTTGGGATCATTCTTAGCAACGCGATTCTTGATCGGAGTTAGCGCCCTGTTGAATGCAATGATTGCGTCTTCTTCAGGCGTATTCTCAGGAGCGGGAATCGGCTTTTCTCCCTTTGCTGCGCGTATCCTGTTCTTCGCCCCGCGCCTTGTAGCGGCTTTGATCTTTTGCGCCCTTAGGTTTCCAATCTCCAAAAGGACATGAGCCAGATCTTTTACCCAAGGCTCCAGTTTCCCTGCCTTGTCAAAGGCATCAACTTCTTTGATGTAATCAGTCCCGAAAGCAATGTTGGATCGGTGAGCATCATCCGCCATGATTTGCACGATGTGGTATCCATCGTCTACGTAGGGTAGCCTGTTACGCATTGCATTCACTGGCGCAAGCCCAAGGTTGCCCCAAACGATCTTATATAGAACGCCATCTGGCCCCATTACGGTTTCCTGATTGGACTTGAGGAATTCGTGCATCGGCCCACCCATGTCCTTGCCAAGGGTGTGATGCCTGTCTGCCTGCACCATCCCAACGCGCTTGCCGCTGATGTCGCTCAGATCTTTGACAACAGGATTAACTACGCGAGTAGGATCTATTTTTACAAGGATCTCAGTTCCAGTATCGTCAATCAGGGAAGCGTAGAAAAATCCACGGGCAGGAACCTTCTTCGGAAGTTTGACTACTCCTGTCTTTGTAATTGTGAAGTCAGCAACTGGAGGATTTTTGCGCTTTGGAAGCATTAAAGGCATTTCCCCTTCTTCAGGCGGCTCAATCTGGCGCGAGATAAATCCGCCGCCTTCCATTTCGGTCACGTCATTGAACTCAGGGTTCAGCATTTCCGCTATTGCTTTTGCTTCGTCACGTTCTGCCTGTTCCTGTGTTTTTCCCATCGTGCGTTGATACAGCAGATCCATTGTCTCAGGTTGGATGTCTACAAAGTCAGACAGCACTTCGGCAGCATTGAGAACATCGTTGTTTGCTGAATAGCCGGGGTTGTATCCTTCTGGAAATGTTCCTGCAGGAGGATGCACTGCGGACATAACATTCGATATATCGACCAATACATCGTCTATTGGCCGCTCCATTCCTTTCGGAAAGTTCTTTTTCAAGACGTTAAACGGATCGACACGGGAGTCTGTTTTCTTATCCAAGGCAACAATGTCAGGAAGCGATGCGGCAAGATCTGAAAACAGATCCATCATATAGCTCATTGCTGTCTTGTTTAGTTCAATGGACTTTGTCAATTCAGCCGATCTTTCTTCGGCATATGGCATTGGAATTTCTCCGCGATTAAGTTTTTCCAGAAAGTTCTTGTATATACGTTGCAATGTGGACGGCTCAAAATCGTCCAATATTCTGCGAGCAATCGTTGTCAGGTGGAAAGACCTGTCGAAACCACCAGAAAATCCTCCACCAAGCGGAGTGTTTACTAAGTCCATAGCATCTATCTCAAAACGATCTTTTCGGAGCAACACGTCATCTTCAGGAAGATCGGGATCTCTTTCGTAGCGCCTGCTCGGCATGAATTCAGGCTGCGGCCCCGCGCTCGGATCATTTTCGTCTGTCAGACGATCAATTGAATCGACCCACTCAATCCATTGCTGCTCGCCATAGCGGCTCTTCATCAGGCTCACAATGGCTTCCTTATTATAGCCGTATTCGATAGCTTTTGTGCCGTTGGCAAAGTTAATGACCCATCGGGTATTCAAAGAATCGTCCAATAGGCGCTTGCTAGACGGAAGCGTATCAAAATAGGCAGGAGTCGCCTCTTGGCGCATTTCTTCTGCATCTACTTGCTCTTCTAATGATGGAATAAGCGACTCAAAGCCATTGATACGGAGGGTATTTTCCCAAGCGCCAGCCTTATATTTCGGCCTGTCGGTTCCAACAATGGGGATTTGAATTTCTTCAAACTGAGCCATTGGCAGATTGTTTTTTTCAAACATCGCCTGCAATTCGGCCTGTGCCTGCTCAAATGTCTTTAGTGGCGGCGGCATTAGCAATTTTGAGTCTATTGCCGTATCACCCTCAAAATATAGCTCAGGAGAGAATGCCCCCGTGCCGTCAGCGCCGGGTACAATTCGGATTCTGGCAAGCCAACTGCCCTTCTTGTCGTTTAGCTCTCCACTGAATCGGACAAATGAAGACGGCTCGCGCTGCGGCATAAACTGAGGCTGGCCCTCTTGTTCAATGCGAGCAACGGCTTCTGGAGAAAGATCAACTCTCCACATTGGAACAATGCCCTCAATTAGCTGTTTTTGAAAATCTAAAGCCTCTTCAACGGTGTCAAAGCGAGGACTGATCGGCTTCATGCTATCGTCTCGACTAACCCAAAACTGCTTGTTCGTCTTATTCCATTCGCTTCTGAGTCTAGTGTCAGTAGCCTGCATTCCATATTCAGGAACCCTTAGAAAGGTATCAACAGCCTTAGCTCCGTAGGGTTTCATGTATTTCCCAATGTCAGAAGGTTGGACTATATCGTAGTAGCCCTTCATTCCTTCTCCGCCAATCGTCATGTCCGCTTCGGTAATGCTTTGCTGGTTGCCTGTTGCGTTTTCTATAATTTGAGAGGCCATTTTTTTGCCAACGATTTCGTTGAGCTTAACTTCAGCGGGACGATTTCCTTCTGCAGCTTCTCCGCGAACCTCTTCTAAAATGTCATTTATCCGCCCTTCTCCACCAATAACAACCCCATCGCTTTTACGGACAATGGCCTTGCCAATCATTCCCGGCGTTTGAAGAACATCAACATCTTCTCCCGGTTCTCCTGATTGATCATAGAGCGGATCTCCCTTGTAGAAGAACACATCTATTTTGTTTTCGCCCGTCTGGTAATAGCTGATGCCGTCAATAATTTGACGCATCATATCCTGATAGCGCTCAACTTGGGTGACGCCTTTCGTCCATCCAATCCACTCAATGCCATTCGCGGCTACTGGTTTATTAGGAATAGCCTGTATCGCTTGCAACGCTTCGGGGCTGCTATACCCGTAAGCGTCTTTATAACGATTAGCTCTCTCAACTGCCGCATCAAATTCTTCTCTGCGAATTGCCTCATCAGCGCTTACAGCTTTCTCTAACACTCGTTTGAAAAGTTGCGTTCCCCAATCGCGCTTGAACGGCATATCGGGAATTCCCGCAAAATCGCCATCTTCGGCTTCCTGCTTTAGAACGGCATCTTCCACAAGGTTTGCGGCCATTTGGCCTATGGTCATCTTTTGAAGATCACCAGAATATGGATCCATCGCTTCTGTTTCCGTAGTGTCTTCAAGCATTTGTTTCACGGCTTTTTTGATTGCTTCGGCTTCCATGCTGTCAGCCTGCATTCTTAGTTCGTGATATGGATCGCTTGTATCCATCAACGGGCTAGATTCGATATCACGCTGAACTTGTTCGATGGTTTTTTTGCCAGCCTCTCGGCTTTGCTTTCCAAGCAGCGATACGTAAATGTTCTCTAGTCTCCATCTGCTTAGTGTATCTATCAATTTAACTGGATCTTCTTCACGCCAACCGTAGTCGCGACCTTTTTGCGCTCTGTCCGATTGGAACTCTTCAATCATTATGCCCAAGCGGCCATTTTCATCGTAACGGTATTTGTACCTGACATGACCCAAATAGCCGGGGATTTGCTTATAATGTCCTGAACGAAATTCTTTTAGCGGCTTTCCCTCGCGATTCGTGCGCGGAGTCATGGTCAAAACCATTTCATAATATCCATCTCCACCAGCAAGCGTAAGTGATCCAGTATTATATCGATTTCCTCCATCAACAATTAACAATTCTGGTCTATTCGCTTTGATATGCTCCATCAAAAGATCCTTACTGACTTTGCCCCCGCCCTGAGTAGCGAGCTTATTAATTACATTAATGGCATCGCTGAACAGAACTTCATCTTCCCTGATTTTATTAGGGGAATTCCAATTGACCCTAACCTTTACGCCTTCGGTAGCCCGTGAACGTGCCGCTGCTTCTGCTATGGCTTTTTGATCTGCTGGAACTCTTGCAATGACGGATGTTTTATTATTCTCGTCAGTTTCCGTGACAATATACTCTCCAAGCATGGCCTTGGCTTGCTCTGGCGTCACATACTTACCCTGAATTTTGCTATTTAGCGTCCTTTCAAGCTGACTATAGAAGCCCCGCTCGCTTGTTGGTTCTTTCATTTCCCTGCGCGGCATGAATGTCGGCAAGCTGTTCGTGTTTACGGCATCAACAAGCGCTGGTGTGATCGGGAATATCCAGCCTTCATCGGCATCTATGTAGTCGATATTTTCCTGTTTCTGAGCCTCTCCAACAGCTTTCTCAAGCGTCTTGTACTCGGCTACAGCTTGGTCTGGCATTGTTGGGTCTGCAGGGTCTTTGGGATCTTTCATCCCAACGTATACCAAGTCTCCCCTGCCCATGTTTTGCGGCTTCGGAATTTGGAATGGAAATACTTTGCTTCCGTATTTTTTTAGGAACTTATTGACCTCATTGACGGCAATTTCATCGTAGTAAGGCTTGAATTTCAAACCGCCAAAAAATGTCGATCCGCGCTTTGGTTTGATGGTGTTGCTTATCCCGTTTTTGGCATTGTTAAGGATTTCATCTGCCATTGACTTCGGAATGATTTTGTCGAGAGCCTTACCTTGGAAATCATAACTCCCCATGCCCGGAGACATCTCAGCAAAAATGACTTCTTTGCTGTTAGGATCGACGGTCAAATATGCATAGACCCCACTAGACGGATACAGCAAAACTTGAACCTGTCCCGAATCATCGATGCCTTTATATTCGACCTTTTCAAGAGGAGCCATATCGCGCCAGCGCTTGGCTTGGGTTTTTCCGCCTGACCAGTAGACGTATTTTTGTTCGTTCTTAACGGCATCTACAATTTGGTTTTTAATCAAAGCTAAGCCCCATTCACGGCTCTGACTAAATGGAGCTTCAGGAGGGGCTTCCCTGTTTACTGGAACGGGATCTCCCGCCTCAACACGCAATTTAATGGTCGGTTCAGGGAGGTTGCTAACATCTAAAACCCCTCCAACCATTGGCAGCTTAGTTCCAGATTGTTTTGCAGACTGTCCCGCAAGAAATCTCTTCATATTGGGATCTGTTCCATAGCTCCCAAAATATTCGTCTAGATATTGCTCGGCATCTTCGCGTCTATCAAAATCTTGTTTCAAAGTAATGTCAGGGCCGTCATCAACATTTAGAATCACCTTGTAAGAGTTAGTATACTGGCGATACCCAATTGGATTGCCCTGACCATCTTTTCTGCGAGCGGCCTGATTTCTGTCGCTCTGCATTTCGTGGATATGGCTAATCGGAACAAGATGGCTGAATCCAGTTCCTCCATATGCTCGCATTGCAACGTCAGGAGATCTGAAGTCCCAACCCTTATACGTCAAATAAAAGTCTGCTTCTTGGCGATTTATGATGTCGTTTTTGACAGCTTCTGCCACAACATGAAGAGGAATTCCAGATTTGGCGTCCCATTCAGCAAATTCAGGATCAGGCGTGTATATTGTTTTTAGCGCCGATTCGATCTGTGGTATTGTCCGCAGTGTCGGATCAACAATCATGCGGTCACCTACGCGCATATGGGCTATATAGTACGGATAGCTTTCGTAATGTGTTTCAGTGAATTCTAGACCTTCTGCTCGTCCGCGATTGCTTATTTGAAAGTCTAATGCCTGCTCTCTAGAAAGATTGCGAGCAACCTTCTCCGCCATTGCTTTTGTATCGTAGTAAGCGCCGACAGGAGCATCTGTATTTGGGAAAACCCTGTCTCCCTGCTCAAAGACAACTTCGTATTTTCCTGCTCCAGAAAGCGCGTCTTTTGGCCTTTTCCTGACTGTATACTTTACAACTTCAAGTTTTGGACGGACTTGCAGAATTTTTTCTCTGTAATTTGTATCACCAAGGATTCGGTATTCGCCGTATTGAGTAGTAGGACGATCCCGATATCCACCAATTGCTTGCGGCCAATATTGTTTAAGACCAAGTTCATTCACATTATAAATGCGCTGCGTTGGATCTTTTACCATGCCATTGATGCGCCAGTAAGCCTGAGAACGCTTTTCCTCGGATGCAATTTGCTGATCTAGCTCAAGAAGATTGATCTCGCTTTCGTCCATTGCCAAATCGCGCTTGCGGACAGCTTCATCCAGCTTACGCATTGCCTTGGCAGTAGCCAAATCTTTGTCCTTTGCAGCCTCTAGCTCTCTGCTGGCAGCTTCGCGCTCGGCCATATACTCGTCATTGATACGTTGCCAATCCTTGTCAGCAATCTGATCACGTTTAGACTGTATTTGCTGCGCTCGCTCATCTGCTGCTTCTGCAGTCAGGCGCGACCAACGCTCTGCTTCTTCTACTCCAAAATCATCAATGCCTTGTATGGCTTTCAGAAGCGCATACTTATCAAGATTGAATCCCTGATCGGCCAACTCTCCCAACACTTCTGTTTTGATAAATCCGCTAGGTTGGCGAATCCTTGCTCTTTTAAGCGCTGATTGGGCCTCTTGCTCAGAAAGATAATATGGGAAACGAGCAACTGCGGGACTAGGACTCCAGATGTTTCCAGCTTCATCATAGATCCCCCAAGATCCAGTGGCGGGATCTTGATTGACCGTGTAGTTGCCAACTAGGTCGGGAATGCGGTTGCGAGCTTCTTGGTCAAGATTCAAATACTGCGAAAACAAAGTCTCTAATTTAGAAGCCAAACGCTTGCCTGCAGGGGCCATGTTTTTCCATGAAATGGCGCGTTCTCCAGAATCTTGTCCACCAAGAACGCTAAGCATGAATTTGACGTTATTCTGGCGGAGGTACTCCATCAGATCGGCTTTATTCACGTTCTTGCCGTCATTACTCAGCGTATCTATGGCCTCGTTAATTTTGCTCCATTCAATTTCGGAAGGCTTAATTCCATTTTGCGGATTGTTGATGATAGCTTTAACCTGTTCGATTGTTGCTGATTTGCCTTGAATCTTCTCATCTAGCGCTCCCTCAAGCCTGCTGTTGAAACCGGGGTACACGCGCTCGTCAATGGTCATTTCCCGCCTTGGCCGCATGGGCATGAACGCAGCAGCTTCTCGGAGATCGCGGAGAGACTGCAGTTCACTTGTGTAGTCCTGACCGTAGGCTTCAGCAAATTGATCGCCAAGCGACCTCTCTTCGTCTTCAAGAATCCTAAGGCGCTCGCGCTGCTCAGAAGTCATGCGGAATCCCTCTTTTGGCAAGGTTTCTGGCTGGCGAATACCGCCATCGCGTTGAGGCATAAAGTTGGCTTTTGCCAAGCCATAGGCCACAGGCATTTTCGGCAAGGATGTTGGAGCGATTTGCGCGATGTGATCAATGCGGACGGACATAATCGTCCTGTCCATATTCAGATCGCGGGGATCTCCTTTTCTGCGAGGAACCTTTGTCCGATCAGGATTCGCTCCTTCTGTAGATGTGTCAAATAAGTTAAGAAAATCGTTAAAGACGTTTCTCTTCATGGCCGCTACTTGCGGATCTGCATCAAGCGGCTTTGCATTAGGGCCAGCAATTTGTCCGCTTTCGGTATATCCACTGCCGGGCAATCCCTGCTGCCAGTTATTGAGGTAACTCTGAGTAAACTCGTTCCAGAATTGTTCTTTGCTGCCCTTCCAAGGCATCAAACGCGCAGGCATCCTGTCGCCCCATGCATGAAGTTTATCAAACATTCGACCTACTGAAATCGCCGTGAAAAGGAAGTTTCCAGCCTTGGACATCATCAATCCAATCGGAACAAGATCATAATACTTCGGTGAAAAGGCTTCATATTCGCCCTTTTCATTCATCATCGCGGCATAATTGATCAAGTACCTTGATCCATCGTTGCGAACCAACGAGTCATTGATATTTAGAATAACGTCCTTGATGCTTTTCGGTAGAATTGTTTCGGGCAGGCTTTTAATAGCTTCAACCTGTAAGGGGCTTAGAGTTCCACGATATGTATCGCCGCCTTCTTTGGTAGGATCAAAACGATTGGGAGCGCCATAGTCAGGGGTATCTAGTGCCTCCTGAATGATTTTATTGCGCTGCTTTAGAATCCGTTTCGCTTCTTTGGGTTGATGGAACTTAGGCGTTACCCCGTCTGGCTGCATCGCAATCTGCCTTGCGACAATAATCTTGCTGCCTACTGGAATGCCTTGGATGTTAACCTCTGCAGACAGTGGCCCGTATCCATTGCTTTGCTGTACTCCAGCATCAGTAATATCCCAAGAGCCTTCGTAGACCATTGTCCCTGACAACGCCTGTGGAGCGCCAATCGCTTTTCCATCAGGCCCAATAATTTGTGCCTGAACTTCAGTAACTGGCAGCGGACTGTATGTTCCAAACGTCTCTAAAAGCGCTTTGTTTTTGACCAGTTCAGACCGTGTAATTCTAGGAGCCTGCTTGCCTTTTACTGCAGGACTGATCTGCCCCTGCAAATCAATCATGGCTTCCAACGCTTCACGTGCCAGCAACTGAACTTCGGGAGTGAATCTTGCCCCGCTATTGTCTGAAATAACGTCCTGCGAGTCAGGAATATTAAGAAGACGCTTCATGGCAGACAGCTTCTTCGATAGGGTTTCAAACTTTGCTCTCTTAAATGCTAAGTTAGCCTTGTCAAAAATGACCTGAATGGCAGGAGTGGGAGCCTTTCCAAAAACTCGGCTCATGCTGTCAGCGGCCAAGTCTGCCGTAATTTCTTCACGCAGTTTGGCTGCTGCCTCTTTTTGATTGATTAGAACTTGGCCTGTTTGTGGATCTCTTAATACTTGTCCACTAACTGGATCGCGTTGCGCGACAGAATTCAGGAAAAATTCAGGGTTTACGGCAGTTCCTGCGTATACATTCACGTAAAGATCGGCCAATTCTGATTCGGTCAGCCCCTCGCCAACTTCGGCAATTACCTGACCATCGGCATTTTTGATCTGTTCCTTGAAAAGAATACGATATGGCTCAGCCATCAACTGCTGGTACTCAGGAATTTTGCTTAAATGGTGTCCCGCCTCATGCCTTAGCGCCGTCAAAGGATCTTGACCACTATTAATGCGGCGAATAACAGCATCTGTATTGATGACCATCGTCGGTTTGGCGTCATCCATGACAATCTTAGGCCCACGAAACTGAGGAATGCCGCCAGAAATGACAGTGTCATCTATTGTTCCATCATAAAATCCATCCTGCTCTGCGTATGCATCAAGTTGAGCATCAGAAGCGTCAGGATATTTAGCGCGTAGATGGTCTTTAATTTGTTGGCTGCTCAACAAACGAATGCCCACGTTATTCTGACCACGAACAAATCCGCCGTTAGCCTGATTGTGAATTCCTGCGAGCGTTAGCAGATATTGCCTTCCAAATTCATTGCGCGTTTGGACGTTTGCTCGTTTCATGCGCTCCAGCGCACGTTGGTTATTCGCCAAATTTTTCTGTGCCACCTCCGCAAGCTGAGGATTATTGCTTGCAGCAGCAGCTTGAGCAGCTTGAGCGGCACGATCAACGCGCTGTTGCTGGTTGTTGATGACAACTTGCCAATCTGTCATGGCATCCACATTGCCTCGGTCAGTGGGATTAAGATCTTGGTAAGCCTTCCAAGCGTCTGAATCTTCTTTGCGCCTGCGCCGTGCATCGTAAACGGGATCATCCATCCCGAAAACCTTGTTCATCAGGCGCGTTTGTGTGCGACCTAAGCTAGACCACAGCAAACCCTGACCCAACATCGCGGCCATTTCTTCAGAATCTTGAGAGTCCGCAATGCCAACGGCCAATCCAACGAGAGTCGGCTCAACGCCTGCACGAATATACTCTCTGGTATTGTCAATAATGCTGTCTAAGCGCTTGCCACCAGAAGCTGTTAGCCTGTCGCTCAAGCCGCCCTTAATCGGCGTTGCTTTAATCGGCTCTCCGCCTTCTGCCCTAGGAGCACCTTTGCCTGCCTGACGGTCACGGCGGAGCTTAGACATCGTTTCAAATGTTCCAGCCTGACCTCCAGCGGATAGGCGCTTCGCCTCATAGTAGTTTCGGATGAATTCAGGGGTAGATTTAAGCATCCTCGCTCCGATCAATCCCCCGATAACTCCCAAAGGTGAATCAGGCTCTAGGCCATAGCCAATGCCAGCGCCAGCCACATATGGTGAAACTTGACGAACCTTCTTAAAGAAGTTGCTTCTATCAATGGCCTCTTGCGCCCGTTTAAGAGATTCGTCTACCGCAACAGCAGTTTTTTCTCTTTTCGTTACACGTTGAGACTTGTCGAATGTTGCCGCCTGTTTTGAGCGCAGCTTTTGGGCATCTTCGGCCAAAATCCGATTCACTTCATCGGGGGTTTTCCCACGGAATCTCAGGTAGCTCGCAACCTTGGGTGTCGCATATGACCCCAATTTGAGCAAATTCATGCCGTAGCCAACCGCATCCAATCCGAATCCCTCTGGCAGAAGGATCTCGCCAGCGGTCATAATGTCCTGATCCATCTCAGGAATCAGTTTTTTGGCTTCCGCGATGGCTTCAAGACCTCCAACCGTCATGGCCTCTAAGTCGCCTTCACGCGCAGTAATGGCTTGCTCGCGGGTATATCCATAATCCCGCATATAGTCTTCGACAGTTCCAATACTAGACGTAGCAACAGCATTCACTGCAGGCGCAATAAAGTCCAAATACCTGTGGTAAGCCGTTGGATTGAGCGATTCAAACTCGTATGCCGCCCCTTCATAGTTCTTGCGAGCTTTCCAGCGCTCAAAACTTGTATCGTAGCTGTTTAGGCCAACGCTTTCGCTCAAAAGATCCCATCCCTCAACCCCGCCAGCACCCATTTTCTGACCAAGTTTGGCAAGTTGGTAGGGAAGGTCTACGGCAGGAGAAACAAAGGCCATAGGCGCTGCTTTAGCCCTGTCGGTGACATCCTGCTGCGTTTTAAGGATCTCTTGCTGCTGCTCAGGAGTGTATTCCTGCAAAACTAGATCAAGATACTCTTTGCCAGTAAATTCAACGCCACCACCCGTGTATCCCGCTTGAGGATAATACTCGCCAATGCGCTCGTTTACGCGCTCCCGTGCGCGGACAGGAAGCTGAGAGTGAAGCTGCCATGCAAGATTGTAGTCCTTGCCAGTAATCTCGCCCAAAGCGACATCTCTGACGCCTTTTGCAACGCCTTTTCCAACGCCAACAAGCGTTTCCCCAAACATGACTGCCATGTCGATTGGGAATTTGCCAACAGCGCCCCCAAGATTTAGCCACTCCTGAGAGTTTTTAGGGATGCGCCAAGCGCTATTTGAGCGAATATAGTCATATACCTCGCGCTCTTGCTTGGCGTTTAGAGGCATATCGGGACGCAATTTGACAGCTTCTGCCAGTTCTTCAGTGCTTAAAGAGTCCCGCAGATCCATCAAGTTGGCGTCCATTTCAGAGCCAGCCTGATCAGCGGAAAGTCTTAGAAAAATATCTAGCGGTTTGGTTGAAACTTCTTCTTTCGGCTCTTCTGCCTTTGGCTGCGTAATGATTTCAGGAGCCTTAGTTGGCTCTTCCTGCTTGAACGGAAGCATCCACGCCTTCCAATCTTTGGCAGGAGCGCTGATCTCAGCGCCTCGCGTCATTTGCTCAATCGTAACGGGCTTCCCTGCCTCTACTTTAGGAGGTTCTGGATTAGGAGGAAGCTGAGGGGCGGGTTCTGCTTTGGCTGCTTCGGTCAAAGGCTCAGGAACAGCACCTTTTTCGGCTACAACAGGAGGAAGCGCCATGCGCTCACGCTCAACAACATCTTCAGCCTCTGCCAGAATTTGATCAGCGGGTGTAAGAGGGGGTTTTTGACCCTCTTCTGCATCTAGCGCCTCTTGCGCTTCCCGCAGGATGTCTTCAGCAGTAGCCATGTTAGTCTACAGCAATAGCGGATTCCATTTCTGCTTCTAGAACTTTCTTTTGCGCCAACAACTTTTTCAGTTCATCGAACTTTGCGTTGTATTCATCAGTTCCTTTGGTCAGTCCTGTCATTTCGACAACTTTTGCTCGTACTTGTGATTCAATATCCCCAAGCGGATCGGGGGTTTTCAGGTCAATTGCCACCATTTCTGGACGCGCTCCAGATTGTTCAGCAAGACGCTTATAAATGTTGGTAAGCTGATTCTGACCACGTTGTCTCTCCATAAAAAGAGACTTGCCCTGTTTGACAAAGTTTTTTCTCTGATCGGGGGCAAGCCTTCCGCCAGTAAGCAGTCGATTATATTCCGCTCTGATGCGGTCAGGAACGCCTGCCGCATTCTGAGCGTTTGCAAACTCTTGTTCTCGGACAACACTGCCGGGGTCTAGCAGCTTCATAAAGCTGAAGATCATCGCAAGATCTCCCGCTCCCTCGCCACCAGACTCTGCCATACGCGAAGCACTTTTGATGTTAGCCCATGCATTTTGAACCACCATGTAGTCCTTGGATGACGCAATAAACTCCTTACGCAGCTTTTGTTCCGCATCTGTATCAGCGCCAGCGGTAGTTGCAGGCTTTTCTGCTTCGGCTCTTGCCTTACCAACTTCAAGTCTGGCTTTTTCAAGGGCTAGGCGCTCAGCTTCCGTTTGCGGAGCTTTGGGCTTCGGCGGCATGACTTCAAAATAAGTTTCACCAGTTGGGTCATCCACCCTAGGAACAACTTCTGGACGCTCGTAATTCTCAGGCATTGGCATTTCTGCCACTCGTCGCGCCTGATCATAATTCGCGTACGCTCCCGGCTCAAATCCAGCGGGAAACTCCGTTGTTGGAGGAGCCATTTGGGCCAACGGCGCTCCCGCCGTGCTAGGAGTAAGATCACGAACCCCCTGCTGCAATTCTTGCATTTGGCGAGCAGTTTCAGAGGGGATATAAGCGATATTAATCTGTCCAGCTAAGTCGGTAAGCGGCAGTCCCATTGCGCTTGCAGGAAGAGCCTGCGGTGCTCCGCCAGCTTGAGCAGCAGCAAATTGTGCAGCCTGCTCAGGGTTAATCCGCATCGCTCCAGCGGGAATAACATCGCTTCCTACTGGCAATACGGGCGGAGGCGTCAGATTAAAAAGCGATCCCTCCCCTTGGACAGCAGGCAAATCCTCCTCGTCTTTTGTTGGAAGATCTGGCTCAACGGGAGGAATATCTCGTAGGTCTTCATTAAGATTTGGCTCAAGTGGGTCGGTTCCGTCGAAACTTTCTTCATCTTCAATGTCTCCGCCACCGCGATAAGGCGCTGTAGAGGGTTCGCCAATCATGCGGCGGGGGGGCTTTTTATTTGCCCCAACTTCCTGAAGGCGTTGTGCTGCAGATTCGCGCAAATACTGAATGCGTTTTTGCACGGCATCTGAAGAACGGGCAGACTTAATCTGTTCAATATCTAGCGCCCTGCTGTGCTTTCTTTCTTCTGCAGCCACAGCCCGTTCTTGCTCAACATTGCTCATGTAAGCCTGCAATCCCGCTGCTCCAAGAGCCTGAAGAGCGCCATACGCAGCAGTAGCGGGAGCTTCTGGATTCTCGTCTCCAATCGCATATGCCCCTGCCACGTCTCTTGTAAAATCATTTTGAGTGACTACAGGTGTAAATGGAGAAAGACCCTCCAAAGCAGAAGTTATTTTTGACTGCTTAGGGGTAAATGAATATCCCGCTGTTTCTGACATTGGCGCTGCCATATTTTATCCTCCGCCGTAAGTTAGATTTTGAGATGAAATGTTGAACCGATTACTTCTGGCATTTCTTCCGCCAGATTCTTGATTGATAGCTGCAGCAGCAACGGCAGGGGCGACATTGCTAGGAGCCATATAAGGAGTGGCCCCTGCAAGAGAACCCCCGCCTGCTCCTCCAACATTAGAAAGAGCCTGAAGACGTGCCGCATTAATATCGAATCCCCCGCCCACGTTCCCCACCGATGTGTTCGCTAAAGCGTATTTCTGACCCGCAGCGGAATCTGCGGCCACTTGTGCAGCATTCATTGCGCTCAATCGTCCACTTGCTCTTTGAATAGAAGCATTTTGCGCTGCTGTTGCCGATTGGTTTTCTGCAGCAATTGCCGCATCTCGTTGACGCTTAGCTTCGGCCTCAGCAGCCGCTTTTTTTTCTGCATCAAGTTTTGCCTGAAGCGCTTTAATAGCTTTATCGTTTTCTGCCTGTTGTGCCGCTGATGTCCCTCCGACAACTGTTACGGTTGGACGCTGCGGATTTACAATACTATTAACCGCTCTTCCAACGCCCCCAAATGCATTGCCAACTGCTCTTCCTGCAGAACTAACCGCTCCTGTAACGCCTCTCCAAGCGTTACTAATTGCGCGGCCAAGACTCCATCCACCTAAAAGCAAAAGCCATTCGGGACGTTCTGGAGAAAACGCAAGACAAACAGTATTGATGATAAAATCAACAATGCCGTGCATATTATGCTCCTCCGAATGTCAGATTTTGTGCTTGCGGCAATCCGAAACGATTTTGCGGAGCATTTGTTCCGCCTGCTTGTGCATTGGCGGCAATCAGACCCTGAGGAACTCCCATCGGAACAGCGCCACCTGAAGCTGCAGGGCCAGACGCATATGGCAACGCAGCCGCAGCGCCTGCACCAGCAACATTGCCAAGAGCCTGCATTTTAGCGGCGTTGATATCGAATCCTCCGCCGCCACCCAATCCAGATGTCGCCATACTTTGACGTTGTGCCGCTTGCGTGTCTTGCAATTGTTGTGAAGCCTGCAGTCCGCTCAGTGAGCGTTGTGCCTGTTGAACAGAAGTAAGCTGTTGGCCTCGCGCCTGATCATCCTCGGCTTGAATTTTGATTTGCCGTTGACGCTCTGCTTCAGCTTTGGCAGCAGCAGCAGCCGCCGCTGCTTGTTGCGCCCTTAGCTGATTCATCATCTGCTCCATTCTGTTGTCTACTTGCGGCATACCAGTTACCGCTCTCGTTCCCCCGCCTCTTCGTCCCATGCCGCCCATATTATGCTCCTCCAAAGGTTAGTTTTTGTGCGTTTGGCAAGGTAAATACATTCGATTTTTGAGTGCTTCCACCAGTGCCAGTGTTAAGTGATTCGGCAGTAGTCAACGCTGGATTAATTAGCGCTGGATTTGCCGCGAGATTCGCAGCCGTCGAGGGGAGCGTAGTGGAAGCAGCACCCAAGTTAGCCAAAGCGGCATTCCTAGAAGCGTTGATATCAAATCCTCCGCCCGTTGCCGCCATTCCCGCAGCTTCTTGCTCTTGTTTATACCTGTTGAGCGCTGCTTGATCAGCCAAACCCTGTGTAGCTTGCATTCTGCTAAGTGTATCAGCAGCGCTCTGCGTCGATTGCTGCATCCTTTGTTCGGCGCTGCGATCTTCTGCGGCAATTGCAGCTTCCCGTTGTGCTTTTGCAGCAGCAGCAGCAGCTTCTTTAGCTGCAGCAATTTGCTGTTGCATCATTTGTTGCATCATAGCCGCTGAATTGTCAGCAGGCATTGAATAAGTGATGTTTCCACCACCTCCGAATAGTCCTCCCATAATTTTATCCTCCGTTTTGTTAGTTGTTATGCTTTCTTGAGGGTTCTCCCAAGAAAAATGTTAGGTTATGCCGTCATTTGTGTAAGCCCTGACATTGTTTGATCAAATCCTTTGCCAAAACCTGAGCTTCCTCCTGTTTTGGCTTTATAAATCGGCCCGTCAACTGCGCCATCAAGCCCTCCGAAAATCGATCCGAATAAAGCGCCATATGCAGACCCTGTAGGCCCACCAAAAGATCCGCCCGTCCATCCCTCAGATCCTCCAATGCTTATCCCCTTGAGCGTCCGATCTATCCAAGGGGTTCCTGTTTTTACTCCGCCAAGGCTTTTCAAGGCCATCGGAACAATTGCGCCCATAGCGCCAGAAGCAATGTTCCCGCCCCCTCCGCCAAGACTTTTCATAGCCCCCGTCATTCCTCCGCCTGCAGCCGTTCCAGACGCAGCTTTTGCCGCTCCAGCGCCAGTGGCAACGTCTTTTCCTCCGCCTAACAGTCCACCAAGCCCTCCTGATCCACCTCCTGATCCACTCATCATTGACATTGCTGCAGGAATTGCCGCTGACAAGATGTCTGTTCCTGCCCCCATCGCGGCACTTCCAGCGGCCTCATTATTGTCTGCTGCCACTTGATAATTTTCGGGATTATCAGGAGAAAAAGTAAATCCGTTTTGCTCGCGCTCGCTCTGGCTTTGCATGGCATTCCATTGTGATGCAGCAGAAGATTGGCGCTGAGACGTGATTGCGCGGGAAAATCTATCCGTTGCGGATGTTCCAAGCGCTTCTTGTGCAAGCCGCATCAGAGCTTCTGACCGCTTATCTGCCTCAGGTTTCCCGTAAAACTGTCCTTCTGACATCAAATTAGCAGCATAATTTTGACGCGCTGCTCTTTCAGATCCAGCAGAAGGCGCGGCCATACGGTTGGCTTTATAATCAGCCGCCGTTGGCAGGGTTGCCTTTTGAACCTGTTGATTTGATCCGCCCATAGTTTTATTTAGAACTATCTTCCGCCGAAATACATGGCCCCCGCCTGAGTTGCCATTCCTCCCAAATTGCCAAGAGCACCAATCATTGCTGCTTGTTGTGCATTTCGTGCTGCGGCATTCTGAGCAGCGCCTTGATAAAGCATTTGTTGATAGGCTTGCTGATTTGCTCTGTTTGCTTGTGAAAGGCTAAGCAAGTCTCCAATTCCAGTGTTTCCAAAGTCTGCAGCAGATGCTCCAAGACCTTGTGCAGCGCCAAGAAGTCCAGCTTGCCAGCGTCCAACAGCTTCCTTGTTGGCTACTTCGGCAGCTTGCTTGCCAGCCATCAATGCGCCCGGATCAAGTCCTCCCGTAGGAGCGCCATAAGCATTAACATAGTTTTGTTGCGCGGCGATGTTGCCCAATTCAAAATCTCTTCCTGCCTGAGTAGACATATCGAACAAAGCAGAGCGGGAAATGGTGCTGTCTGGATCGATTCCAGTAGCCGACATTGCAGGGATTCCTTTTGTTTTTGCCCATTCTTCCATTTGCTTTTTCCAAGCATCTTTGGAAGTGGCCTCTTGAAGTCGCCTCGGAACGTCTCGGCGCATTTGCGCTGCTTCAGGGCTTGCAAGTTCTTCGTATTTGCGGGATCTGGCAAGGTTTGCCATGCCAAGTTCTCCAGCTTCGCGGGATACTTGTTCAGGACTAAACTCCTGCATCTGTGGCGTAATATTTGAGGCCAGCTTCAGCATATCAGCCTGATTTTTCAAAAACATCAGGCCCATCTGGTTTTTCTGACCCAACAAAGCCGCTTCCATGTCCATAGAAGGGCGCTTGATGTAGTCGCCGGGGTTTACTGTTGCTGGTGATCCGCCCATATAATTACTCCTTAGGTTCTTTGATTTCGTAGATTTCTCGGTTCAATGGAGTAAGACCTATTTTTGTCATTACCTCATTTGGAAAATTTGGACGCTTATCTGCTGTAGGAACTCCAATATAAGCGAGTGATCCAGACATTTGCACATGGCTAACAAAATCATTTATTACAGAAAAAACGTCTTTTGGCTTCGTGTGTTCGGGATGAAATGCTGGATAAATTGTCGGGATATAAACCCAATCCGAATATCCAACAAGCCGACCATCTCTGTAATGTCCAAGGACGTTAATATTCGGATGTTCTTTGATTTCGTGATTAAACTCTTGAGCAAAATCTACAGCCTCAAGGAATTCGTTGGTTCCATGTCTCAACAATTTGTAATTTATGCGTCTATTCATGTTATGCTCTACCCACAAAAACCTCATTTTTGGTAGTATATCCAGCGAATTTTGCAGCCTGCTCCTGAATAACTTTAACCCTGTCCGTAAAGCTGCCGCAGACAGCGCACGGAAGGCATTCGGGATCTTTGTATGCCGTGAATGGGATCGATGAATACAGCGGAACCATGCTTGTATCCGAAAAAGGACTGATGAACTTGTTTGGAAAGCTCGTTACTGGAACAGCGGCCTGTGAAATATTGGGCATATTAGCAAGGATTAGAAATTTTATACTGCACAGCCGCAGCATTTGCTGCCTGAAGCGCCAAAACGCCAGCCTGTTCCTCGGCATGGGCATAGGAAATGAAGGAAAGATATGATGCAGAAGCTGTTGCAGATATTGATGGATAGCCAACGCATGGCAGCGTAACCGTCTTGAATACCTTGGCGAAAAACGTCTTGTTTTCACCAAGAGGACTGTCCTGCGGACTCGGAAGAATATCGATCTTTATGGAGTCTCCGCTCTCCCCAACAACGCAAGTCAGGGTTTCGCTTGTGTTGGGATTACCCACGGACTTCTCGCTCCAAGGATCTTGGAATACCCTGACAACTTCCACTCCTAGCTCTCCACACCATTCGATCAGCACAGAAAAGGCTTTGTCTATGTCTGCGGTCAAAGGGCTTTCGCACGTCTCATAACGCGCATTTCGCGTGGCGCTTTCGGTAACCAAACGCCTGTATTGGGTGTTTAGAAAGCCCAATTCATTGATTTCTTCTTCAAACGGTGTGTTCTTGTATTGATGAGGCTCGGTAATTGCCAAAATTCTACGATCTAGAACCTTCTGATATGACCCCTTGCTGCCCCTGAAGCTGGCTCGCACATCAACAGTGCCGCCGATCTCTTTGCATTCAATCTCGGCATACACAAATTGCTTTAGATCCATACCATCACCAAGCTGGGCGGTTTCGATCTGGCTATAAATGCGGTTATAGAACTCCGTTGTGCTGCCGTCTTGGTTGATCCGCAAATATGAGTCCGTGCGTTCTGGCATGAAGGACTCCCAAAGATGGTTGTAAGACCCATCGTTTGTAGCCGTGTAATCCAAAGAAAAATGGAAGCACCTTGGCTGACCATCAACCACTCCGCCCGTCCACTCAACGGGCCTTGTTCCTTCCCAAACGCCACACCAAGCAGGGTTTCTTGCCTGACCCCACTCAGATGCCGCCGCATAGTCGAGCACCATTGTGGCCGAATTTACGGGTTCTAGGTAAGGGACAGAGTAAAGAAGGTAATTCTCAAACGATGTAGCGCAAATTTGCTTCTGATCTCCAGCCATGTAGCGCTTTGTACGCGCCATCTCGACATCTTTGTACAAAACCTGAGATGACAAATATGAGGCGGCAGCAACGTCAGCAGCAACCAATCCACCCTGAGAATACCACCACATTTGTCCAGCCTGAAACGCTATGCTTTTGCCAGCAACGCATCCGACAGTTGGATACAGCGTATTTTGGAAGTTTGCCGTAGATGCCCATGCAGACCTGTCCAAAATTCCTGACGCCAGCGAGAATGTAGACCTGTCAGTAAAAACAATCAGTCGCGTGTCTGTGTTTTGACCGACATAAGATACAAGTCCAGTTACGGGCCTTGAAAAACTGAAATCTCCCCTGCCTGCACCTGAAGTTCTTTCAAGCCAGCTTGTGGGATCGCCCAAATCTGAAGCCAAAACAAGGTTGTTGTCGGCAATCCAAAGCCGATTTCCAGAAAATGCCATCCATGTCCCAACAGGAATCTTGTCGCTTTGAACTCCTGTGCGGTTTGATCCGTCCCAATAGGCTGGAGAAGAAATTCCGTCCTGAATCATCACGATGCGATGCGATGGAGTAACCGTTGTATCGCCGCCAGTGGAAGTGGTGGCCGATCTGGTCGCTAACGTGAAGACGCATTGCGAGACATCTTCATCCAGCTTGATGCCGCGCAGTCGATAATCGTCCCAATTCTTGGGCTGCACTAGCGGGAATGGAGCAAAATATACGTTTCCGCTAACAGCGAATAAGATGTATGGAATTTCATCTTTCGCCACTCCCTTGCCATCAACGTCAAAAATTTGTCTTGGAACTGTGATTAGCTGTCCGTTGACAGTTTTTTTCTCGGCAGCTTGAGACTGTTTGTTAGCCGCAAAAAAAACTCCTCCTTGTATGTTTCCGGGCGGTAAAGAAAGGCGCATTGCATAGCCGGGGCGCGTTTGGGCAATGCCGCCCCTGACGGTAACATTGACGCCCCACTTCAGTTGGTTTTCTGGAAGCGCCCAAGCGTTTCTGACGCTGTTAACCCCTTGAGTCCAACCAGCAGTGCTTTTTACAAGCCTTCCAGCGTTGATTTGATCGGACTTCATTGCATAACCACATCTGTGCCATCCCCGTAAGTAATGTTATTGATCTGAGGGGTAGCCATTGCGTGTCCTTCAATGCTTTCTTGCTGATTTTTCAAGTACGCTATAGCTATTGTCCAATAGCGTTGCGCCTGATCGGCAAAATCCTTGTCTTCCAAGTCAACCGCATGAAGCGCTGCCAGAATCGCACGTTCATTCTCCAACGGAATGAAATCATACATAGATTCAATCGTTGGGTTCTTAATGCGATATATAATACGCGCCCAAGAGCATGGCTGACCAAGTCGGATTCTCCTGTACTGAGGATTAATATCCGCAGGATGGTATTGCCCGATTAGGGTCATGTCATTACTGCGCCCGTAATCGTAAGCGTACAAAGACACAAATCCGTCCGTTTTTGGCTTTTCAATCTGTTGGACTGATTTCACCAAGGTAGGAGGTTCAATTGAGTCTATAATAAAGGTGCTGTCGGCGCTATTTCCTGCCGTTTGATAGGAAACACGTCCGACAGTTGAAGCTAGGTTTCTTGCCTGAGCTTCAGTGCTATACAGTTCAAACTCGTCGGAATCCAGCTTTCTGACGTAGTAGTTCGCCCCCGCAACCAGAGGATTAGGAAGAGAATCCCCATCTCTCGGACGCGCCGTAATGGCTTGTCCTGTCGAGTAAAGCGATGCCGTCTCTACAATGCTTGTAGATGGAACCGCTGTTACCGTCCTATCCAAGTCGAGGCTGAGTTGGCCTGTCCCCGGAGTGGTAATCGTTACCAAGGTATTGTTGGAATATACCTTAACATCGTCACCAAAAATTTTGATTGTGTAGTCCGTACCCGCAACAAGAGGAGAAGGCAGGGTTCCAGAAGAAGAAAACCGCACAACTTCGTTTTCCTGCAAAAATTGAACGCTATCAGGATTAATTCGGTTTTGATATGGCAACGGAAATGCCGAAACTCGCAAAGCATAGTATGCCTGACCAGTTCCAAAAGCTGTCACGCTAATCAACCCCGTTGTTCCGCCAGCATTTGCATTAGTTACCGTATTATAAATACGAGCAGTCTGATTTCCTGCGTCAATATTGAGGAAAAACTGAGTAGTTCCCTTATCAATAGATGGAGTTGTGCTCGGAAGGTTGTAGTCAGATGCAAAATAAATTCCCTGTCCAGTGTTCAGTCCATCAAAATCTCCAACCCATCTATTGGTGAATCCAACAGCAAATGATCTAGAAATCAGCACATAAAACTGTCCCGTTCCAACGCTAGTAATATTTACGGGACTGTAATCGACGTTGGTGATTGTAAAGCTGGACGATGAAAATGGTTGTTCTGCTCGATATGATGCGCCCTGAGTAATTGGGCTTGGAAAAGTTCCTGTGGTTGTAAAAGAGACAAATACGCCAGTTGAAGGAGTAAACGTAATGGTAGGATTGCCAGTGTATCCCGTTCCTTTGGTGACCACATTAACTTTTACAAGTTGACCTCCAGACACAACGGCAGTTGCAGTTGCGCCTGTGCCGCCGCCGCCGCTGATCGTTACTGCAGGAGCCTGCGTATAGCCAGATCCTCCATTGGTTACTTCAATGTATTCAAGGAATGACGTTGTAATGGTACACGTTCCAGCAGCATTTGTGCCGCCGCCGCCAGTAAATGAAAGCCTCGGCGGGATGACATAACCCTCACCCGGACTATTAATGATCAAACCGTTGACCACTTGAGATGTGTTATTGATGGTAGCAGATATGATGGCTCCAGAACCAACAGCCTGCAGGGTAATTCCCGTGATTCCACCATTGATATCTAGCCCATTGATTGTGGCCCTTGCGCCTTTGCCAGCTTTCGCAATACTTAAATCAGTAATTGTAACTGTTGCGTTTGGCTGATATCCGCTGCCAGCGCTAACAACGCCAATCGATGCAACGCGACCACCTGTAACAGTGATATTAAATGTGGCCTGTGTTGTAAATGTGCTGTCGATCTCAATGCCAACCTGATTTTGCACGTATCCAGCGCCACCAGTATCGTCAACCGTCACTGTAGGAACACTGGTATAGCCACTGCCGGGCGCGGTTACTTGAACTCCAGTAATAATGCCAGATGGAACGCCTTTCGCCTGAGCACCAGACCCTGAAGGATTCGGAAGATTCAAGCCTTCAGCAAGAATGTTACTTTGTGTCCCGATAGCAACGGTTGCAGGAATCAACTTAACCAAAGAGTTTGTACCGCTTCCAGAAGTCACCAAGTTGATCGGATTGGTGTCGTTTACGGCATCAGATGATGTTGGATGGATGCTGACCGTTGTGGAGTTAATCGCTCGCACATAGTAGTTTGTTCCAGCCACCAACGGTTGAGGCAAAATTCCGCCGTTGGTCGTGGCTTGAACCTGATCTCCTGTTGAAAATCCGTGCGGGACGGAGAACGTCATCTTCGTTTGCGGCGAAATCGGCTTTTGAAGATCTACGTTGATAGCTGTAGTCGCTCCCGTAGTGTAAACGGGATTCGTATTGTTCGTAGCATCTGCAATCGATTCAAAAATCTGCAGATGCGTAGGACTGATCAGGTTGGCAAAATAGGTAGCCTTAGAAATTAAAGGAGAAGGCAGGATGTTGCCGGGGAAATTGATCGGGTTAGCAGTGTCCAGAGCAATTGCAGGAGTGCTCGACAGCGAGAGAGCCGTGACTACCCTGCTTGGTTTTTTGTCCAACAGCCTTAGCGACGAAACCCCCACAATGCTCTGGAGATTAATAGGATAATTGCCAGCCTGAGCGTTCAGGGGATCAGCATAAAGCTGAATAACCGTAGGACTGACAACCCCCACGTAATAAATCTGGCCGTCTCGGAGAGGCGGAGGAACCACCCCCCCGATTGGAGTGATGACCACTGATTGACCAGAGTCCAAGGTGTGTGGCGTTGCCGTTTGGAAGAATCCAAGCGGGGATATCGCCGCATCTCTTGTCCTGACGGTCACATCAGGAGGGAGGATGGCTCCTAGGGGGAAATCCTCTGGACTGTAAATCGGTATGTATAGACCGTCTACACCTTGCCCGTCAGGAGTTTGGCTTCTGAGCGTAGCATTCCATTGGTTTGTCCCAAGAACCCTGATTTGTTTCCCTGCATCATTTGATACCTCAGCGATAGCAATAAGCTGAGACGGCTGAATGATGTCCATCATCGTGGCCGTATATCCACGATCATCCCAAGCCCAAGGGACGGAACTATAAGCGCCCCCCTTATTTACGTGATATTGAAAAAGTCTGTTTCGGAAATACAGAGGACTGCCGTCCGTGTTTACGGCTAAAGGCACTTCAATGCCCCTAGGCAGCGCAACACTGCAGCGATCCCATCCAGTGCAGATATCGATCTCTGCTACCGAATGCGTCCAGTGACCAGACTCCATCAGGGTCTGGATCGATTGAGTCAGTTTCCGAAAAACCTTGGTTTTGTCTGTAGTGCCAAGGATTTCTGCTGCCTCGTCAAAGATTTGCGAGACAAACATGGCAACTACATGGCTCCTCGTTGATTTAGCTCGGCAGCAAAGGCTTCCAGATCGGCATCAGAGGGCGCTCCAGCGGGGGCAGCAGGCTCTCCAGCGGCCATTTCAGGAGTCGTTGGCCCTGTTCCACCAGAAGCCGCATCAACCTCTAGTGCGAGCGCATCAAGGGCGGTAGCAAGCTGGATCACAATGTTGTGCATCTCCATGAAAGCGTTTTTCGGGATACTCACCATGACGGTTCCTGCATCAGCAGGAGCGGCAGGCATCGGCGCTTCTTCGGGCATTGGCGGCATGGGAGCCATATTGGGTGTGTTTGGTTTAGCCATATTAATCTTCTTCCTCTTCTTCGGACTCATCGTCCTCAGGTTCGTTTTCTGCTTCGGCAAGGCCGCTTTCAATTGCGTCCTCGTCATCCATTTCTTCTTCAGATTCTTCTGAAAGGTTTTCTTCGGGTTTGATTCCGCAAATGCAAAGTTCAACAGAATAGCGCTTGTCTGTCCCGTCTTCAGTTTTGACAGATTCGGTTTTTTCCATGACCTTCTTGTAGCGGATCATGGCAGTGCCTTCTGAAGGCATATCCTTCAATCCCTTCACGTTTTCAAAATACAGTGAAGGATAGTAAACTTTGTCTTCTCCATCTTTGTTTGACCATGAAGACATGGCCTCATCCATTTTCTTGGAAAGGTTTTCCCCAAGGCTAACAAAGCCTTCGGGCAGTGAAATTTCTGATTTTTCGTATGGCATAATGTTAGCTTTCTATTGATCAATTTCCCACGTT